CAGTTGCAGTAAACAAAGCGTCCGTTGGCGATCAAACTTCTTCAACTTTTACATATAAAGGTTTTAGCAGTCAAAACCCTAAACAAGGCTTTAAACTGTATGATATAGACTTAGTAAAACAGGATCTAATTAATCATTTTTATATTAAAAAAGGAGAAAAACTGCAAAATCCTGAATTTGGAACAATTATCTGGGATATGATTTTTGAACCATTTACTGAAGAAACTAAAAAATTAATAGCAGACGATGTCGAAACTATTGTAAATTACGATCCTAGAGTTGTAGTTGACAGCGTTTCTATCGATAGCACAGAGATGGGTATGAGAATTGAAGCAAGTGTTACATATCTACCTTTCAACGTAAGTGATAGAATGACATTTGATTTTGACAGAACAACGTCAACAATTAAGTAAGCAGTTAATGAATAACGCTAAATATTACTAAGGAATAGGACGCAATGAGCACTACAGCAAGACAAAACAATTTAATACTTAACGAGGACTGGACTCGTATCTATCAGACGTTTCGTAACGCTGATTTCAAGTCTTATGACTTTGAAAACTTGCGTAGAGTTATTATTACATACTTGCGTGAAAATTATCCAGAAGATTTTAACGATTACATTGAAAGTTCTGAGTATCTAGCACTGATTGATGCAGTAGCATTCTTAGGACAAAGCCTTTCATTTAGACTTGACCTTGCAAGTAGAGAAAACTTTATTGAATTAGCAGAGCGTAAAGAAAGTGTTTTACGTATTGGTAAGATGCTGTCATACAATGCAAAACGTAACACACCAGCAAAAGGCCTATTGAAGTTTGTAAACGTTGCAACTACAGAAGATATTACAGATAGCAACGGTCGCAACCTAGCACAACAAGTAGTTCGTTGGAATGATCCAACAAATACAAACTGGGCAGAACAATTTATTTTAGTTTTAAATGCTGCTATGAGTGATAACACAGAATTTGGCAGAAGTCAAGGCACTGCAAACATACAGAATATTCCTACAGAACAATATAGATTTAGATCTTTTTCAGCAGATGTTCCAATTTTTTCTTTTAGCAAATCTGTTGCAGGAAGGAATATGGCATTTGAATTGGTAAGCACATCATTTAAAGATGCAGAAGAAATTTACGAGGAATCACCAACACCAGGCAACCAACTAGGATTTGTTTATCGTCAAGATGGACAAGGTCCAGGCAGTGCAAACACAGGATTTTACTTACAGTTTAAACAGGGTTCTTTAGAACTAGCAGATTTTAATATAGATGTACCGACAACAAATGAAAAAGTTGCTGTTGAAAGTCAGAACATTAATAATGACGATGTTTGGTTGTATTCATTAGATGCAAATGGCGGCCAAGGATCTGAATGGTTAAAAGTTTCCAACCTTGTTGGAAACAATATTGCTTACAATAGTATCGTTGGCGGTAACAGAAATATCTATGCTGTTGATACAAAAGAGAATGATACAGTTGATTTAGTATTTGCAGATGGTGTATACGGAAATTTACCACAAGGTAATTTTAGAACTTACTATAGAGTGAGTAATGGATTAAGTTACACAATTAGTCCTAATGAACTGCGTGGAATTAATATTACAGTTCCATACTTAAACAAAGCAGGACAAAGACATAGTATAACAATTGGTTTAGCACTACAGCAGTCAGTAAGCACTGCTGCTCCTTCGGAGTCTATAGACAGCATCAGACAGAATGCTCCTGCACAATATTATACACAGAATAGAATGATTACAGGAGAAGATTATAATCTTGCTCCGTTGTCAACATCACAAAATATTTTAAAAGTAAAAAGTGTAAACAGAACATCAAGCGGCATCTCACGTAACATTGACATTATTGATGCAAGTGGAAAGTATGGTTCATTAAATGTATTTGGTGATGATGGATATATTTACAAACAGGAATCAGAAAAAACTTTAAGTTTCAAATTTACAAGCAGAACTGATATTATTAATTTTATTAAAAATAAAATTGAAAAAGTGTTTTCAGATACCGATGTGTATAATTTTTATATTACAAGATTTGAAAAAATTCTTTTCTCAGAAACTACTATTGAGTGGAACAGTGTTACAAACGATACTAACATTGGCACAGGTTACTTTATTAACAATATTGATTTAAGTTTACTTAAAGTAGGAACATACGCTACAAACAACTTGAAATATGTTTTGCCAGGTGCAAGTATCAAATTTACAGCACCAGAAGGTTTCCACTTTATGACAAGCCAAAATAATAAACTAATGAAGGGTGATGCAGATCATCCAGGCAGTTCGACTTACATATGGGCTAAAGTACAAAATGTAATTGGTGACGGAACAAACGCAGGCAGAGGAGTGCTTTCGACAGGATTAGGACCAATAACATTTAGTGAAAACATTCCAACAGGTGCAATTGCAAATAGAATAGTTCCAAAGTTTGTCTCAGATATTAATGACGCTATTGAAACGCAAATGACTAATATTGCATTTGCTAATTTAAACTTTGGTTTAAGATATGATATTAACACAGCGCAGTGGAAAATTATTCAAGCAGAAAACTTAGATTTAACAAGTGCATTTAGTTTAGGTAAAGCAGGAGATATATCAAGTGAAAACTTAGATGCGTCTTGGATTATTGCATTTGTAAAAGATAACGATCAATATGTTGTAAGAGTAAGAAAACTTGATTATGTTTTTGGTAGCGTTGCACAAAACAGATTTTACTTTGATAAAAATGATAAAGCATACAACAATATTACAGGCAAACTTGAAAAAGATTCTGTAAAAGTTTTAGGCATTAATAATCAAAGTAGTGGTGTAGGATCGTTGTTGAACGATTATACATTTGAGGTGTCAGATACTATACAGTTTGATGACGGATATGAATCTAGTCAAGAAATTAAACTGTCATTTAGTGACAAAGACAGCGACGGAGTTGTTGACGATCCCCAATCATTTGAAAATATTGTTGGTACTGATTTAGATTTAAACTTTCTATTCTTTAAGGAAGAAGCAGATGCGTATGGAACAAGTATTTTTAATCTTGTAGATAATAGCAATAATACTATTGTTGTAGCACAAAGAGAATCACAAGTTAATATTAACGATTATACAGACGGCCAGTTAATTTATTTTTACGATGACAATGAAGATAGAGTCAAAAGCGTAAACAAATCAACAAACACTCTAAACCTTGAAACTACTTACAAAGCAGAAATAGGAAGACGAGATCTTAAGTTTCAATATACTCACGCTGCAAGTACAGACAGAAGAATTGATCCTAGTGTAACAAACATTGTTGATATCTTTATTTTAACAAGAGCATATGATACATCATTTAGAAATTTCCTTGCAGGAGTTGGACAACAGCCAGATGAACCTACGTCGGAAGATTTAAGAATTGCTTTTGGTAGCGGATTAAATCAGATAAAAGCAATAAGTGATGAAATAATTTATCATCCTGTAAAATATAAAGTATTATTTGGGCAAACTGCTGATCCAAAAGTACAAGCACAATTTAAAGTTGTTAAGAATCCTAATAGAACAATCAACGATAATAATTTAAAAGTTAGAATTGTAAATGCTATGAATACTTTCTTTAGTATTAATAACTGGGACTTCGGTGATAGATTTTATCTTAGTGAATTAACAGCATATGTTATCAATGTAGTTTCGCCAGACGTTACAAATTTTGTAATTCTACCAAGAGACCCAGCACAAGTATTTGGAAGTTTATTTGAAATACAAAGTAAACCAGATGAAATCTTTGTAAGCGGAGCGTCGGTTGATGACGTTAAAATAGTAACTAGCATTACTGCTGCAGAAATTAGAGCCAGCGCAGGTACAGTTGTAACTGATTCAGGCTCGAACACAACAACAAGTTCTACTAGCACTACTGTACAGGCTGCAAGGACTGCAAGTTCTTCAAGTGCTATAACCACTTCAACAACTCCACCAAGTAGTTCAAGTAGCTCAAGCTCAAGTAGCTCAAGCTCAAGTAGCTCTAGCGGGTCAAGTGGCTCAAGTGGATCTAGCGGCGGAGGCTCTAGTTATTAATGGCAGATAAAAAAGTTTACCCAGACAGTAAGATTCCTATTAGAAAAACATCAGAGTTCCTACCTGATATTTTTAAGACAGAAGCCAATGATAAATTTTTGGCAGGTGTCGTTGATCCTTTAATACAGCCTGGAGCAACAGATAAACTAGTTGGATATATTGGTCGTAGATATGGTAAAACATATAATTCTAAAGACATTTATTTAGATGATGACGATACCTTGCGCAGTAGGTATCAGTTAGAACCAGGTGTAACTATTGAAAAAGATCGTAAAATTGAAAACTTTCACGATTATATAGATTTAAAAAATATTTTAACATTTTTTGGAAACTATAATGGTCGTGATGATATTATCAACAAGCAAGAACATTACAGTTGGAATCCACCTATTGACTGGGATAAGTTTACAAACTATAGAGAATATTTTTGGGCACCGCAAGGACCGCCCTCGGTCTCTGTATTTGGACAAAGCAGTGCAGTTACATCTACATATAAAGTAACAACTAGTATAGGTAGCACTTGGATTTTTACACCAGACGGTGCAACTAACAATCCAAACATTGTTTTATATAGAGGACAAACATATAGGTTTGAAGTAAACAGTCCTACAGAAGGATTTGTTATTAGAACAAACTATGACACAGGTAGTTTAATTTATAATCCGCAAATTACTTACTTTGTAGGTGACTATGCAATATTCGATGATAAACTATGGCGTGCAAAAGTAGATGTGTCACCGGCAGACGGCAGTAGTATTTCTGTTGATTCACAAGACTGGGAATTGGTAGATGATAATGCTGTTTTAGATTCATTGACTTATGGCGGCGGCATTACAAATAATGGTGCAAAAAGAGGCGTTGTAACATTTAAGGTGCCTATGGACGCACCTGACATTTTATATTATCAAAGTGATGTTGATCCAAATAGGCTTGGACAATTTATTATAGGTAATATTGAAGACGCAACATTTATTGATCCTGAATTAGAAATTATTGGCAAAAAAGATTACACAAGTGCAAACGGTGTAACACTTACTAATGGCTTAGTAATTGAATTTAGAGGGCAAGTAGCACAAGAGAAATATGCAGAAGGTACTTGGTTAGTAGAAGGAGTAGGCAAAGAGATTTCACTTACTAAATTTACTGATTTGATTCCGCCAAGCGTTACATCTACTACACCTGAAATACTTTTTGATAATGAAGGTTTTGATAGCCAACCCTATGATGATGCTACACAGTTTCCTGGAAGTAAAGATTATATTACTATTAATAGAACAAGTAGAGATTTAAACCCTTGGAGTAGATATAATAGATGGTTCCATAGAAGTGTTTTAGAATATTCACATCAGCAACGAGGCGTAGAGTTTGAGGCTACAGAAGATACTAGAGCAAAGCGTCCTATTATTGAATTCCATCCTAATATTCAATTGTTTAATCACGGCGGTGTAAGTAAACAAACTGTTGACTATATTGATGACTACACTACAGACATTTTTTCTAAGATAGAAGGTAGTACAGGTTACAGTGTTGACGGAGAATTTTTATTCGAAGGTGCAAGAGTACTTGTTATTGCTGACACTGATAATTTAGCAAACAATAAAATTTATGAAGTAAGATTTATTACACACAACGGACGTAAGCAAATTAATCTACGTGAAGCAGCAGATGCAGATAGTGCTGAAAATGAATGTTTACTTGTAAGACGTGGTAATGTAAATGCAGGACTGATGTTCCATTACAACGGTTCTAAGTGGGTACCTAGTCAACCTAAAACAAATGTAAACCAATATCCGTTGTTTGATCTTTATGATGCAGATGGAAATAGTTTTGGTGATCAAAATGTTTATCCGGTTACTACATTTAGAGGAACACCTATTATAAGTTATGCTGTAGGTTCTGGAAGAACAGATACAGAGCTAGGATTTAAATTAAAGTACCTAAACATTAACAATGTTGGTGATATTACATTTGACTGGAACTTGGATAAAGATTCATTTCAATACACACAATTGCAGGATACAATTACAGTACCAGTTAATAAAGGTTATCTAAAAATTGAAGGTGCATATGATAACGGTTGGACAAAAACTAATGACAAATATTTACAACCTATTATTAACACAGTAAAAATTGTTGAAGATGGTATAAGCACAATTGACTGGACTAACACAATTGATTGGACCACAGTTACAGATAAATTAGAAATTTGTTTTTACAAAAACGGCTTAAAGTTTGATGAATCATTTACAAGAAATGTTTCTTTGTTTACATTTGAAAATGAATTTGCTGTAGGTGATGTTGTTACAATTAAAATTATTGATGATGTTGTGCCTGGTACAGGGTACTATGAATTTCCTGTAGGATTAGAAAAGAATCCACTTAATACACAAGTAAAAGAATTTACTCTTGGACAGGCAACCGACCACTTAGTTAGTTCGCTAGAATATAACAAAGACTTTACAGGAACAGTTCCGGGCGTTTCAAATCTAAGAGATTTATCAGGTTTTCAAAGTTACACAAAAAGATTTCTAAAGCACAGTGGTGTTGCAGCAGCGTCAGTTACACTACTTAATGATAGAAATTATAATTTAATTAAATCTATTCAATATGCTAAAAAGGCATACAGTGTTTTTAAAGATAATTTTATAAAGAAGGCATCTGAGATTGAGTTTGAAGATGTACCAGCAAACTTTGTTGATAATATTATTGAAGAACTTACAAGAACTAAAAGTGTAGCAAGTCCTTTTGCTGATACAGATGTAATGGGCTCAGGAGCATTTACAAGTATTGATTACGAAGTTGATGATGTAGGTATTACAACATTTGCATTAAGCACTGCGTTTGATATTAATGCACTTAATAGAAAAGCAGTATATGTTTATATTAATGATAGACAACTACTACTTAACAGTGAATACACAATTGATTCAACATTTGCATTTGTAAGAATTAGTAAGCAACTAGTACGTGGAGACAAAATACAAATTAGAGAATATGTTTCTACATCATTTAGTTATGTGCCACCTACACCTACTTCATTAGGTTTATACAAAAAGTATACACCAAAAAAGTTTATTGACGACACATATTTAGAACCAAGAGAAGTTATACAAGGACACGATGGTAGTATTACACAAGCCTACGGTGACTTCCGTGATGACTTAATACTAGAACTTGAATATAGAATTTACAATAATATTAAAAATAATTATGACGAAAATGTTTTTGATATTGATAGTGTAATCGGCAGTTACTATCATAGAACAGACTTTACTAAATCAAATGTCGACGACATTGTTAACCAAGAATTTTTAAAGTGGGTAGCAGATACTAATTTAGGTTACACACTTAATACATATTTTGATAGTGAAGAACCATTTACATATACATATAACCAAATGGCAAGTCCAGACGGTAAAGAATCTTTACCTGGTTGGTGGAGAGGAGTATACAAATACTACTATGACACAGACCGTCCTCACTCTCATCCTTGGGAATGTTTAGGTTTTACAGAAAAGCCAAGTTGGTTTGATACAGAATACGGTGAAGCACCATACACTAATGGTAATTTATTATTATGGGAAGATATCAGAGATGGTAAAATATGTCAAGGCGAGAGAGCAGGCACATATCCACGCTATGCAAGAACAAGCATTCTAAGCCATATTCCATCAGACGCAGATGGTAACTTAGTAGATCCATTAACAAGCGGACTTGCACAAAACTTTGTATTGTTTAACAATCAAGGTAGTTTTAAAATTGGTGATATAGGTCCTGTTGAATATGCTTGGCGTTCAAGTTCAGAGTTTCCTTTTGCAATAACAATTGCAATGTGTTTGTTGAAACCGTTTGAATTTATTATTAGTAATTTTGATAGAGCTCAAACAAAGCGTAATATTCTAAATCAAATTGTTGACAAGACAACAGAAACATTTATCACTCCGGCAGAACTAGAGTTACCAGTTGCTGGAGCAAAACAAACTAGCGGCTTGGCAAACTATATTACATCATATGTAAAAAGTAGAGGTTTAGAAGTAGCAGATGTACAAGAAGATATAACACATATTAATGTAAGACTGTCATCTAGACTAAGTGGATTTGTTGATCAAGAACAGCAAAAATATTCTGTAGATAGTAAAAATCCTAAGTCGTCTTCAAGTAATGCACTTATTCCAAATGAAAACTTTAACATTATATTTGATGTAAGTTCTCCTATTGCTACATTAACTTATAGCGGTATGATATTTGAAAAAACTTCTATGGGTTGGACAGTATCTGGTTATGACGATGTTAAACCTTACTTTGAATATTATGAAGCAGTAGCGAATCAAAAGGATCCTGTAATTAGTATTGGCGGATTGAGTGAAGCATTTAGTTTATGGGAACCTAACAAATTATTTGCTAATGGATCTATTGTTGAAAATAGAGGTACATATTTTAGAGCAAAAGAATCTCATACTTCGTCAGAATCATTTGATGAAATGTTTTGGACAAAATTACCTGCACTTCCTGTTGTAGGAGCAACGACAGCACAAAGACGTAGAAACTTTAACACAACTACAATTCGAAGATTATCATACGGTGAACAGTTTACTACCATACAACAGGTTGCAGATTTTATCATAGGTCATCAAGAATTCCTTAAAGCAAGTGGTTTTGTATTTGACAACTACGATGGTACAACACAGTCTGTTCAAGACTGGACAACTGCACTTAAAGAATTTATGTTTTGGACACAGCACAATTGGGCTGTAGGGTCATTACTTACAGTAAGTCCAGGCGCACAAAAACTTACAATTAATGTACCTGTTGGTGTTGCAGATAATCTACTTGATGGATTTTACGAATACAATGTGTTAGGTAGTAACGGTGTTCCGTTAGATACTAGCAACATAAATGTTAACAGACAGTTTCAAGAATTTATAATCACAACTACTGACACAGAAGATGGATTATACTATCTAAAAGTAAATCTTGTACTTAAAGAACACGTTACAGTTTTTGACGATAGAACTGTATTCAATGACGTAATTTTTGATAAGCCTAGTGGTTATAGACAAGAAAGAATTAGATCACAAGGTTTTAGGACAGTTGATTGGGATGGCGATTATACAAGTCCAGGCTTTATTTTTGATAATGTTAATATTGTTGCGTGGCAGCCATTTAGAAATTATAAACTAGGTGATATTGTTCAGTATAGATCATCTAATTACACCAGTTTGCGTACACATACTAGTGATCAAGAATTCAATGCTAGTAATTGGACAATATTAGATAGCGAACCTAAAAAACAATTAATTCCAAACTTTGATTATAGAATTAATCAAATAGAAGATTATTTTAATGTAGATAGCGAAGGACTTGGCAAAAGCCAAAGAGATCTTGCTAGACATACTGTAGGTTATCAAACTAGAGAATATTTAGAATCTATTGCAGAAGATCCAATTACACAGTTTCAATTGTATCAAGGCTTTATTAGAGAGAAAGGAAGTAAAAATCCTATTAGTAAAGTTTTTAACAAAGCCACTAATAGTGTAAACGGTGTACAGTTAGACGAGCAGTGGGCATTTAAAGTTGGAACACTAGGCGGTGATGCGCAATCTTATAATATTGAACTGTCACTAGACACAGATCAATTTAAAGTTAATCCGCAGCCTGTAGTAATTACACCTGAAAAAGGAGATTTCTTAGATAGGTATTACAGAGTAAATCAAAGCAACTTTGATTATGCTCCTATACCTTACACAGATAATATCAATCCTGTAACAGATAATGCAAAGCCTACACAAACAGCAGGCTATGTCAAGTTAGGACAAACAGAATATGTTATTAAACATTTTTCAGATATTAGTACTGAATTAGATGTTAACACAGTTAGTAACAATGAACACATATGGATAACATTTAGCGGACCTACTTGGACAGTAAAAAGAATTAATGTAGCATTTGAATTACCGATACTTTCAGTAGTTCAAGAAAATACAACAGTAACTATTGACTTCGGAAAACGTCATAACTTTGCTGTTGATGATTATATTGGTGTTAAGAACTTAGAAGACATTTCAGGGTTCTATCAGATTACAGCAATCACTAATAACACAGTTACATACGAACTTACAGAGAAAGCACCTAAAGCAGATTATAATACTAGCACAGCAGTATATCCTATATATTTCTCTGACGTAAGATATAATTCTTACAACGATATAAGTGAAGAAGAAATTGCTTTACTTCAAAACAAATCTAAATTATGGATTGACCATAATGGCGAATTGAAATGGGAAGTAGTAGAAAAGAATAAAATTTATACAGACAAAAAGATTACAAACTATGGTTTATCAGAACCAGTAAGAGTTGGTGAAAAAGTACTTTACAATCCTGCACTGAAACAAGTGTTTGCTAGTGCATCGGCTACGCCGCGTGTAATGGTGTATTTAGAAACAGCACAAGGTCTTTCTGTCAAACAAATTTTACAACCACCAGATGCATTTATTGATGGCAACATCAATTCATTTGGTTTAGAACTTGCTATTAGTCCTGACAGCAAATGGTTAGCAGTTGGCTCGCCTAAAGCAACAGGTATTAGTAGCAATTATAGAGGCGAATATAACCCTTACGTAAATTATGGTATAGGTCAAATTGTACTATTTTCAGGTAGGTTATGGAAATCAAAAGTTGATATTGCAGCAGACGGCAGCAGTATAAACATATACTCCGAAGATTGGGAACAAGTTAAATCAATAGAAGCAGTTGAGTTTGGTTCCAATGACGGAGAAACACAAATGGGTAGTGTTACATTATATGAATGGACACTGAATCAATGGAACTATAGAACAACATTGCTCAGCCCACGCTTAGATGCGTTTGAAGAATTTGGACACGCAATAGCAATTAGTAAAACTGCTACCGGTTATGGTATGGCAGTAAGTGCTCCAGGATCTTTACACGCTAAAGGTAGAGTATGGTTATACCATTATACTGAAGCAACAGGTTGGGAAACAATTCAAAACACGAACTATGTCGGTGAATATAATCCGGGCGAAATATTTTTTGAAGGTCAAATAGATAATGATATTTTAACTGTGAAAGATACAGGTGATAGTACACCTATCGCAGGCAAGTTAAAAAGTGGTGCCAGTGTTACTGGTACGGGAGTATTAGATGGAACATATATTCTGGAGCAGCTCGATTGGCCTGTTTCAGATGATGGAACTGTCCATACCGAAAAGGGTGGAGTCGGAACTTATAGAGTTTCAAAAAATCATACTACCCCTACTGAAAGTGTTAGAATGCAATCCAACTATTTTTATCCGTCGGGTTCAGTCGTTACTTACAATGGGAAGTTTTGGCAAGCGCAGTATGATACCTACGGGGATGGCAGTACAATTAGTATAGACTCTAATGAGTGGGCACAACTTGATGCAGTTGCCACTCAAGCATCGCTGCCACAATCCGTTGCATTAGAAGATGATGGTTCTAGTTTATTCACAGGGTTGCTTACCGACGGACAGGTTAATGAACTAGTAATGAATGGCACAAGGTTTGGCTCTTCATTGTCAATGAGCTATGATGGTAATGTATTAGTTGTCGGTGCACCAGATGCAGACAACCAGTTCTTCCCCAACTATAAAGGTGTGTGGAGACCAGACTATGAATACATTCAAGGAGATGTTGTAAAATATCAAAACGCATATCATAGATTATCTAACATTGGCCCGTCACAGGTACCGCAAGACAGTACAATTAGAAGTTATAACGAAGATCCAAGTAATGGTTATCCTTGGGTAGATGCAGGAGATAGTACACCAAGCATTACAGGCAAGATGTTTGTATACAGAAAAGATGCCAGTGGCAACTATAACTTGTTACAAACTGTCGCTGCTGATAACTTAGATAGTTTCAACGATTTAGATCAAGCACACCCAGACATAATGGCAGCAGGTGATAAGTTTGGTTATGCGGTTGCAGTAGATTACTCTGGAAACAACATTGTTGTAAGTAGTCCTCAAGCAGATATCAACTATCAAAATCAAGGTAGTGCATACATATTTGAATACAAAAATGATTCAAGTGTGTATGAATATCGTATTACACAGAAACTTGAAAGTTTTGAAAAGTTTCCAAATGAATTCTTTGGACAATCGATTTGCATTAGTCCTAACACAAGCGTAATTGCAATTGGTGCAAACAATAGCCCGTATGTGCAAACAACTATTTTTGATAATTCTCAAACGTCATTTGATGAAGGACGTTCAACATTTAAAAACTTTGAAGGATTTACAGGTAGTGTTTATGTATTTGAGAAGAAAGAACATACATATTATCTAACTGAAAAACTAGATGCTGATTTATCACTAAATGAATCCTTTGGTACTTCAGTAAGTTGTGAGAAAAATGTTGTTGTAGTAGGATCACCTGATTACATTGAACCTATTACAGAAGATAATAACATTGTTTTCACTGGTACTAAAGTTGGAATGGTAAGACTATTCAAAAAACCAGATGGTGTAAGTCCATTAACAGTAATTGCAGAACAACCGCAACACACTGACTTAGAACAAATTAAGCGTATAGCACTTTATGAAAAACAAGATGATGTTAAAATACAGGATTTAGAATTTTTTGATCCTGCAAAACTAAAAATTGTTAACCGTGCTGAAAGAGAAATTACATACAAAGTTCCATTTGATCCAGCAGTGTACACAATAGGCAATGAAAATGTAACTGTTGACCAAGAAATTTCTTGGAACAATGGTAAGAACATTGGCAAACTATGGTGGAACATTGCAAATGCTAAGTGGATTGATTATGAGCAAGGTGATATTGCATATAGAACAAGTAATTGGGGCGCACAAGCAGTAGGAAGTACTATTGACATTTACGAATGGGTAGAATCTAAACTACTTCCAAGCGAATGGGCAGTACTTGCAGACACAGCAGAAGGACTAAACTTAGATATAAGTGGTCAACCACTTTATCCAGACGATACAGTAATGGCAGTCAAAACTGTTCTTAATACAAATACAGGCCTTCCAACAGAATCACGTTACGGTTATTGGGTAAGAAACAAAACAACTGCGCCTAAAAATGTACTTGGTAGATCAATTAGTGCTTCTACAGTGTCTAGTTTAATAAGCACACCTGGAGCAGTTGGAAATACACTACTTGCACTTGTTGATAAGAATAAATTTTTGTTTTACAACTATACTAACCTTGTAAATTCAGATCAAACTATTCTTAATATTGAATATTATACAGATAAAGATAGTAAAAATGCTGTACACAACGAATATCAACTGTTAACTGAAGGTGTTGAAGACAGTATACCTACAGAAAAACTAGAAACAAAATGGTTAGACAGTTTAGTAGGTTATGACAAAGTTGGAAATAGAGTTCCTGACACATCATTACCTGACAAGCAGAAGTATGGTATTAGTTTCCGCCCAAGACAAAGTATGTTTGTTAACAATAGAAAAATTTTACAAATTTTAATTAAAAATATTAACAGCATTCTTAAAGAACAGGCTTTCGCAGATACTATTAGTTACAATAATCTTAATAGTGTTGATCCTGCACCTAGTGATTTGCTAAAATTATATGATACTAAAGTTGCATTTTACAGCGATCTAGAAACTGTAGGTACTATCAGAGTTAAGAAAGCGCAACTATCTGTTAATATTATTGATAGTGAAATTAATAGTATCACAATTACTGATCCAGGCTACGGATATAAGGTTGCACCTAATGTAGAATTTGAAGGTGATGGTACAGGTGCAATTGCAACTACCACAATTGATACACAAGGTAGAATTAGCAGTGTTACAGTTGTAGCAAGTGGTAAAAAATACAGTTACGCAATTGCAAAAGTCAGAAACTTCAGTGTGCTTGTTGAAAACGACAGCACAGCAAACAATTACTGGAGTGTATATGCTTGGGACGATGTAAGACAGATATTCTTTAGAAGTAGATCACAAGCATTTGATACTACAAGATATTGGTCAAAAGTTGATTGGTGGAAAACAGGATACGGCGAAACTTCTAGAGTAGTAAAAGAAATATTAAGTGTGTATCAAGAACCAACAGTAGACCTTCAGCAAGGCGACTTGTTAAGAATAAGTGAATATGGTGCCGGCGGTTGGGCTGTGTTTGAAAGACAAGAAGGTGAACCTAATGGTATACTGCTTTCAAACTATGTTTTAGTTGGTAGAGAAAGAGGAACTATTGAACTTTTAGACACACTATGGAATACAAGAACAAGTGGTATTGGCTTTGATATTGTTGATAGTTTTGATGCAGGATTATATGACAAAGAAGTTGCAATTGAATTAAGAAATATTCTTACAGCAATTAAAGAAGAAGTATTTGTAGGAGATTATGCAGCAGAATGGAACAAACTATTCTTTACAAGCATAAGATATGTATTCAACGAACAGACTTATGTTGACTGGGCATTCAAAACAAGTTTTATAAATGCTGTACACAATGTTGGCGCATTTAAAACAACACCTACATATAAAAATGACAGTCTAACTGCTTACTTAGATTATATTAATGAAATTAAACCTTACAGAACAACAGTAAAAGAGTTTGTAAGTAAGTATAATCAATTAGAAACAAGTTACACTTCAACTACAGACTTTGATTTGCCTCCGGTATACAGCATTAAAGAAGGTAAAATTATTAATGTTGACGAAAACAATGAACTTATAAACACATATCCTTACACACAGTGGCGTGATAACAAAGGATTTGGTATTACTGATATACAAGTTAGTAATCCTGGTGCAGGTTACACTGGCATTCCAAGTGTTCTTATTGATGGAAATGGTTCAGGTGCAAAAGCAACAGCATATGTTTCTAATGGCAAAGTAAGTGGTATTGTTGTTAACGAACAAGGCAGTGGTTATACACTTACACCAACAATTACTATTGTAGGTGGTAATGGTAGCAATAACAATGATGCAAAAGCAGTTGCTATTTTAGGTAACGGCAAAGTAAGAACAAACAATGTTACAGTGAAATTTGACAGATTGTCTAAAGATGGCAAGTTTTCAAACTTTGATTTTGTGCAAACATTTACAGCATCAGGTGCAAGTTCAGTGTTTGAACTATTATATCCTGCAACTGTAAACAAAAACAATATTGACATACTAAAAGACGGACAAGTTGTACTAGATAACGAATACGCTGTTACACTTTACAGACAGAAAATTGATTTAGAAAATGTACTACGTTGCAGAATTACATTTAAAGAGAATCCTGTACAAGGAAGTATTATAAAAATTACATATGCTAAGAACGATGAGATCTTAGATAGTGTTAACAGAATAGAAAAATATTATAATCCAGGTGTAGGTATGGCAGGTAAAGAACTACATCAGTTAATGACTGGTATAGACTTTGGCGGAGTGCTTGTACAAGGTACAACATTTGATGTTACAGGTGGTTGGGACGCACTTCCTTGGTTTACAGACAGTTGGGACAGTGTTGAAGCAGCAGCAGATCATTATGTTGTGTGTGATGGCAGTACAAACTTTGTAACTTTACCGTATGCACCAATTGAAGGACAGCAAATAAACATTTATTTGAAACGTGCAGGTATCGAACGCCTACCAACTATTGATAATTTACAATATTCAGGAGCAGTTGCTGAACCACCAACACATAGAATAGACGATCCTAACTATGATGATAACTGGGATAGCAGTGTTGCAACTAATCCACACGCTCAAATGCCAACATTTATTGGAGACGGCAGTACTAAAACTATTGAGATAGGGGATTATGTACAAACTAATGACGGTGATATATTAATTTTCCGTCCTTCAAGTTCAGATGGTTCTGTAACTATTAATGATCCAAATCTGGTTGACACAAACCTATCGGGCGGAACGCTGTCCGCTGTTAGCGGCGCTTACGCTACCGCTGCCGGCACAGCCGCAGAAGAAATTAATATTGACGGAAGCGCATTTACTACACCTGACAATGTACCTGCACCAGAAGAGAATATTCCAGGACAAGTACTAGACAGTCTAAGTATTAAAGTGTTCCAAGAAACAGGAAGTGGAGCAGCAACACTAAGCAGTAAGATTAGTATTAGTGACGGTAGCACACTTGTTTATGACATAGGACAAAATGTTTTAGAAAGAAACAGTGTAATTGTTTATGTAGATGGTGTAAAACAAAACTTAGGTGACTATGCAATCAACATAAATGAAAATACACTTGAATTTACATCACCTCCTGCTATTGATTTACCAATTGAAATTTTATCATTCGGTATTGGCGGTGTAGAAATATTAGATTACCAACAGTTTATTGCTGATGGTGAAACAGGATTGTTCTTGACACAAGCAGACTTTAATAGAACAGCAAACATTTATGTAACAGTAAATGGTGTGCAGTATGATGCAGGATTTATTGAAAGTACAGGTGTTGTAGATACCACAGATAAAACATTGGTACAGTTTGGTACAGTGCCAAACAAAAATGATGTGATCAAGATTATTGCACTAGGTGCATCAACAGATTTAGATAGCACTTTATCTAGTGTTGTAAGAGTTAACCAACAAGAAATTATACACGATGGCAGCACAAGAAGTTATGACCTTGATAATTTTGTTCAGTTGAATAGAGAAAGTGCAGCGTCAAGTACTATTGTTGAATTAAACAATAAAAAACTGCGTGGCGTAGACACAGTTTACTTTGTATACGATGGAGTGAATAACAAATTTACAGTTGGTGATGATCCATTAGAATCTGCAGGTTCTGTACTACCTCAAAACGTTAAAGTTTACATTAATGGCGTACAGTCAACTTACATTGATGATTGGGTATACAGTTCAACACAAAAAGAACTTACATATGTTTCTGCACTTAATGTAGGGGACACAATTAAAATTGAAAATGATCTAAGAGCAGAATATTTCTTAGATAACAATAATATTAGAATAAAAGATAGTGTATCATTGACACCGGGTGATTCAATTATTGTAACTTGGTTTGGTGAATATCCTTCAATGTCTATGGTAAGTGATGATTATACCGGTGGCAAAGTTAAATTTAGATTGCCATTCAAACCTGTTAACATAAGTTATGTTTGGGTATACCTAAACGGAACTAGATTGAAGCGTGATATAGATTATACTATTGATATTGACAGACAAAGTTTGTATTTGAAGAATGATACAACAGATGCTGATATTGTATCTATTGTTGCATTTGGTAATAGAACTTACAAGTTACCAAGCGCATACGAAATTAATAAAGATATGCTTAATATCACAAGGTACACAAGATATGCTGCCGATGCAGAAGTAATTCTTACAAAAGACTTATTATATTATGATAAGACTATAACAGTTACTGATGCTTCAGCATTATCAGATCCTATTGTAAGTAAAAATATTCCAGGTGTTGTTATCATTAACAATGAAAGAATTGAATATATGGTTAAAGATGGCAATGTGCTGAAACAATTACGTAGAGGTGCTTACGGAACAGGTATTGCAGACGTACACAACAAAGATTCACTTGTAATTGATGCTGGTACAAACAATACTATTTCATATGCAGACGAACAAGTAAGATATGACTTTGTCAGTGATGGCAGTTCAAACTTAATTGGTCCTCTAGACTTTACTCCTGCTAAAGAAATGGATGCTAATTGGTTTGCAGGTACTATTCCAACAGAATTTGGTAGATGTGATAGTTTAGAAGTGTTTGCCGGAGGCACACGTTTACGTAAAACTAGCCTAAAAATATACGACGAATCGTTAGGTTCTTACAGTCCACAAGCAGATAAGACTCTTGAAGCGGAGTTTGCTGTTGACGGATCAACTAAGTACATACGAATAACAAATCCTGTACCAGCAGGAACAAGGATAAGCATTATAAAAAGGATTGGTAATACTTGGTACGATAGAGGTGCTACAACCGCTACTACAGGCGTTACATTGCTTGAAAATACTACACCAATTAGTACTTTCATAGCAGAGAAGAGTACGAGATTACCTGAATAAATACACTATGAAACACGAAGAGACTGATATGCCAAAACAAACGGAAAATACAAAAGATCCTAAAAACCCTAATGAAGTAGGTGGGTTTAACTTCGAAGGTCACATTAAGATTTTTGATCCAGAAACTGGCGAAGTTTTTGAAGATAAAAGGAATGCGATCCATTACGAAAATATGAGTATTGCAATGGTTAATGCTTTATCTAACCAAGGGCAAGGTACTATTTATGAAATGGCTTTCGGTAGTGGTGGTACAACAGTTGATCCAACAGGATTGATTACATACCTTACACCAAATACAGTTGGCACAAACTCAAGTCTTTATAATCAAACATTTGTGAAAATTGTTGATCAAAATGCGATTGCAAACAGCGATCCAGTTAGAAACAAGATGGAAGTTAGACACATTAGTGGTGCTACTTACAGTGATATTATTGTAAGTTGTTTACTTGACTATGGTGAACCAGATGAGCAAGAAGCATTTGATAACAGCGTAGATATGGACGGCGACTTTGTATTTGACGAGTTAGGTTTAAAATGGTATAATCCAAATGGAACAGGCAAGTTACTTACACACGTTGTTTTCCACCCTATTCAAAAGTCATTAAACAGACTCTTACAAATTGATTACACAATTAGAGTACAGAGTTTAACAGGCTTTACGGAGGTGTAACGGATGCCATATATTGTAAATTTTACAGATAGCGAAAACAAAACACCTATCACGGTATTCGATAACACTTCAAGCCAAGATACAAGTTTAACTTTCCCAGGACGTAATGTAACAGGTTACGGACAAATTATTGCAGAAAACTTTCTTAACTTATTAGAAAATTTTGCAAGTGCTAATCAACCTGTTAATCCAACTGAAGGACAACTTTGGTATGATACTACAAATGGTGTGTTACAGTTATGGGATAATACAAACTGGAAAGCAGCGTCAAACATTCAAAAGTCACCAGTTGCACCTAGTGTAGAGACAAGTAAAGTTGGTGAACTTTGGGTTGACACAACTAATCAGCAGTTAAGAATTTATACAGGCACAAGATGGTTGCTTGTAGGACCACAAGAAAGTTCCATTGACGGTTTAAGATATGGACCAGCAGTTGAAACTATTGCTGACAGTACAAACGCAGATAGAAGTATATTGATATTATACTTAGGCGACATACCGGTCGTTATTGTATCTAAAGATTCATTTACACCTAAAATTGCTATTGCAGGTTTTGATAATATTAAAGCAGGTATTAATATTAGTACTCCTGCTAATGATCAAGAAGCAAGTGAATTTGCAAGTATCTTTTTAGGCGGCAACCTTCCTCGATTAGTTGGTACAGCAGCAAACGCTGATGCACTTAACATTGGTGGAGTAGAAATTGCAGCAGGTAAATTTTTAAGATCAGATCAAGTTAACACAACAGACTTTGGTATCAATGTTAGAAACAATAGTGGTTTAACAATTGGTATTGACGGCAACTTTAATATTAATACTTCAGCAACTGCTGCTAAAATTTATAATAGTGCGTCAGGTAGTTCGGTAGATATTCAAACAAACAGAAATGGTGTACCAACAACAATTTTACGTGTAGCAGATAACAAAGTTGGTATTAACGTTGCTTCACCAGATCAAGAATTAGATGTTGATGGTAATGCACAAATTACAGGTACAATTAGTGTTACAAACGATCAAGAAACAATTAACTTAGAAACAGGTTCAATTGTAACAGCAGGTGGTATTGCAGTAGGTAAAAACTTATTAGTTGGAAATGCATTACAAGTTTCAGGCAATACATTTACAAACAATATTGAACCAGCAGTTACAGATACGCATTTGTTAGGTAGTTTAACAAAACGTTGGAGTAATGTTTACGCTAAAAAAATTATTGCAGACGAAATTGAAGGAACTATTAACGGTAATATTACAGGTAATGCTAACACAGCAACTAACCTTAAAAACGTAACAAGTTTTCAACTTGCAGGAGACGTAATTTCAGATACATTACAGTTTGATGGACAAGTTGGTGCAACAAATAAAATTTTTACAACTGAACTTACATCAAATATTATTCAAGGTAAAGATGAACCTACACCTAACGTTTCAGAAATACGTGATGAGATATTAGTTTATAGAGCAGTATCAGAAACAGGTTCAAGTACAGGTCTTTTAAGACAAAGCAGAAACACATTTATAGGTGACTTAGGTGTTCCAGTTGGAGCAATTATGCCTTTTGCAGGAAACAATGTACCATACGGTTATTTGTTATGTGATGGCGGTGAAGTTGAAAGAGCTAAGTTTCCTGACTTGTTTGATATTATTGGAACAAGATATAACGGAACAGCAGGACTAAATGGTGCAGGAACATATAGAGTGCCTGATTTAAGAGGACGTTTTGCACTAGGTAAACACAATATGGACAACAATATTGATGTTCCTAATGGTACTGGCGGATTTGTTGATAATGGCGGCGGTGAACCTACTCCAGCAAGAGTTGAAGGTACAGCAGCACAAACATTAGGTAGCACTAGTGGACAAAGTACAGTTACACTAGATAAAAACAATTTACCAGAACACGAACATACATTTGTTGTAAACAGTATTCAGTATGCTTCAGTTGCAGTTGGCGGAGCAGCAGTTGGAGATGCAGATTTTGGATTAGGACCAACTACATCTAACGGTGCAGTTTATCAACCAAACACAGGCGGCATTGATGTTGACGGTACGGTTGCATTTAGTCAACCAATTGGTGTAATGAATCCGTTCTTAACAGTAAATTATATTATTAGATCGGGACCACCGAAATTTACAACAACTTAAGGTAGAGAGACTAGATGGCATATCAAATTAATAAAACAGACGGATCGATTGTAGCAACTGTTGCCGATGGTCAGATTGACACTATATCAACTGATATAACTCTTATTGGTAAAAACTATAGTGGGTTTGGTGAATCACTTAACGAAAACTTTATTAAATTACTTGAGAACTTCTCAAGTATTACACAACCAACACAGCCTGTAAGAGGACAGATTTGGTATGATGCATCAGAAGCAAAATTAAAAGTTTATTCAGGAACAGCATTTGTTCCTGTAAGTTCAGCAACTATTGCAGGTATACAACCTGAAACACTCGGTGTTGGCGACTTGTGGTTTAATGACAGTGACAAGCAGTTATATTTTTATGACGGCACTGACACTATTTTATTAGGACCAGATTATTCAGATAGTCAAGGTGTATCCGGCATACGTGTTACAAGCATACTTGATACATTAAACCAAACTCGTGTTATTACAAGTTTGTATAATAACGGTGTGCTATTAGGAATATTTTCAAAAGATACATTTACACCTAAAAATAATATTGAAGGTTATGAAGGAAGTATCATTCCAGGCTTTAATGCAGGAACACTTGCAGGTATTAAATTTGACGTTACAACAACAAACTCAGAAAAACTAAACAACGTTGATGCTAGTTTGTATGTTAGAACAGATACAGCAAACAGTTTACAGAATGCTTTACAAATTGAAAGTGATTTAGGTTTACAGTTTGGTGCTGGTGGACAAGGTGTTATCCAGGTTAGTAATGGTAATGTTCGTATGTCAAACCAGGCTACTGGTAAACAAATTATATTTGACGTTAGATCAGATGCTACTACACAGGAAGAAGCAATATCAATTAATCCAGCAACTAGAACAATCAAGTTGTACGAAAATCAACCTACAAGTACAGTAGAAATTGATGGTAGCGCAGCAATTGGTGGCGACCTAACTATTAAAGGTAGACTTACAATTAATGATGGTGACATTGCTGTAATTAGAGAAACAGAATTAGAAATTGAAGACAAATATATTGTACTAGCACAAACAGGTGATAGTTCAAGTAACACAGATGCTATTGCAGACGGTGGCGGTATTGTTCTTAAAGGAACAACAGATCACGTGTTGATGTGGTCAGACTTAGGACTAGGTGGTACAGCAGAGTATCCTGCACTTGCTGCTCAGTCGTGGACAAGTTCAGAAAACTTTAACCTTGCAACAGGCAAGGTGTTTATGATTGACGGTATTCCTGTATTATCAGGAAATAGTTTAGGTGCTGGTATTACAAGTATTCCAGGTGTTACAGCCTTTGGTACACAAAATGTTATCAATGTTGGACCTGGTGTGCCTCCAACAGCACAATTGAAAATTGAAAACACAAGAATTAGTACACTATCAGGTGCACTAGATCTTGAATTGGAACCACATACTGGAGGAAATGTTGCACTAGTTGGCGCTCCTAAAATTACTGGATTAAGTGATCCTACAATTGCACAGGATGCCTCTACAAAAGAATATGTAGATAATACTGTTGAAACAAGAACAATTCATTTTAGTATGGACTTGTCAGATGGTAAACCAAATAGTTATATTGCAACAAATGTTCTTGCAAACTTAGCACCGCCAAGTGAATATAGAGATGGTACTAATGCAAGAATTCTTTGTACGTTGTTGAGTAACTCAACAACAAGTTTAGATATTAATCCGTTGGTAAACCAATCAACAGCAACATTTAATACTCCGTCAGGTACAGCAGATGCAGTTACTAACGTTTCTGTATCCGCAGCAACAGTTGATGCTCCAAGTGTAACAACTACAAGAATTATTAAAGTTTTCCAATTACTTGCGGGTGTTTGGACACACGTATCAGATACGGTATTACCATAAGGAGATTAGGAGCGATAGATGGCATATACAATTAATAAAAGTGATGGAACAGAGTTAGCAGTATTACAAGACGCAACTGTAGATACTTCAACAAGTATTACTCTTGTTGGTAAAAATTATATCGGTTACGGTGAAATACAAAATGAAAACTTTTTATTCCTATTAGAAAACTTTGCAAACAATGCCGCACCTAGAACTCCTATCAAAGGACAAATTTGGTTTGATACAACAACTAATCAAGCAAAAATTTATGACGGTACTAGATGGGTAGAAGCAGGCACTGCTGCTGTATCAGATGATGCTCCACTTAATTCACCACTAGGTGCATTATGGTTTAAGACTCCATATAAAACATTACACGTATGGACAGGAACTGAATGGCAGTTAATTGGTCCGCAAGTTGCAGAAGGCTTTGGAAGAACTGAAGCAGTTTCAGATTCAGTATTTGCAACTAATGACGTTGAATATCCTATTATAAAAGTTTTTGTAAATGATTTAATTATTGGAATTATTGCAAGTAACACATTTACTATTAGATCCGATAATCCTATTGTTGGATTTACTAATATTAGAGCAGGATATAATATAAACAGCAATAATAATTTTGCAGGCGATTTAATTGGTAATGCAACAACAGCAGATAGATTATCAAATATTAGATTAATTAATGGTACAGGGTTTGATGGTAGTTCAGATATTACTATTACGTCAACAACTACTAATGCTCTAGTATCAGGACCTTATATTGTAGGAAGTAACTTTGACGGTAGCAATCCTACAACCTGGACAGTTGACGCAACATCATCTAATACTATAGGTAAAATTGTTGTTAGAGATAGTGGCGGAGATTTTGCTGCTGGAACAATTACAGCAAACTTAGTTGGTGATGTAACAGGAAATGTAACAGCAGTATCAGGTACTAGTGCATTTGACACAGTAACAGCAAATCAATTTATTGGTGCGCAACTTACTGGTAATTCATCTACAACAACAAGATTAGTAACACCACGTGATATAAATGGTGTTGCATTTGATGGTACAGCAGACATTACAGTGCCAGCAGATGCATTTACACTTACAGGCACTGCAATTGCAAATAGTGTTGTAAGTAGTAATTTAGAAACAGTAGGAACACTAGTTGATTTAGATGTTGCAAGTAAAATTGAAATTAATAATAAAATTGCAATTAATGCAACTACAGATCCTATTATTACAGCAACAGCAGAACTTACTTTACAAGTTCAAGATCCAGGCGATAATTTTAGTTTAAAACTTATTAGTAACGATACAGCAGTTACAGACGGTATGGGTCCTTTAGGTGGACTTGTTCCTATTACTGACTTAGACGGTGACTTAGGTAAGTCTACTAGACGTTTCAAAAATGCTTATGCAGAAACATTTACAGGAAATTTAACAGGTACAGCAACTAATGCTACTGCATCTGTAACAGCAGACAACATTGCAGGTGGCACAGCAGGCGGTATTGTTTATCAAAGTGGTGCAGGCACAACTGTGGTTACAGCAGCAGGTGTACCTGGCCAAACAATTATTTCAAACGGAACAGGTGCTCCTTATTGGGGTTCACCAAGTTTCCAACCATTAACATTTGGTAACTACTTAGACGGCAATGGCAGAACAGAATATCCAGGTGCATATGCTGTTACACTTGATGTTGATGCAGACACTGCAAACACAGCAAACAAAGTTGTTGCAAGAGACGCTAGTGGTAATTTTAGTGCAGGAACAATTACTGCTTCATTAAATGGTAATGCAAGTACAGCATCAACTGCTGCGGCATTATCAGGCAGCAGAACAATTAATGGCACAGTGTTTGACAACACAGGTAATATTACTATTACAGCAGAAGATCCTAATTCAGTTGATAGAGCAGGTGACACAATGTCAGGCTTTTTATCACTACACGCTGACCCTACAGCAAACTTACACGCTGCAACAAAACGTTATGTTGATAATGTAGCACAAAGTTATACATTTGTTTACAAAGACCAACAGACAGTAGGAAGTTATACAAATCAAGTAGGCAGTTTTAACAACAGTCACAACTTCTTTGATGTTTATCCGCCTAGCGGAAAGACAATGAGTAACCTTACAGCATTTATTGCAAGTATTGGTAAGATTCATTATGCAGGAGGAGTTGACGGAAATGACAGCATACGCTGTGAATGGGATATTAGATCAGATAGAATCCGTGTTTGGGTACAAGGTACTGAGCAACGTGCTAAACCTAAAGGCAACTATTTGGCAGTTTGGAGTTAATTATGGCAGGATATGTATGTATAGAAAATAATAACGTAACAGCGTTACTAGATTACGAGCCAAATGCTCCTACAACAGTACGTGTTGTTACAATTACAGACGCACAATACGACCAACTACGTGCAGGAACACACGTTTTTAATACTAGTAATGACAGTATTACTCCTGTATCTGCAGAAGCACAAGCAGAAGAAGCACAAGCAGAAGCAAATGGTTTAGAGCGTGAATTTTTAAATAACACTGATTGGAAGGTATTAAGACACATTAGAGAGCAGCATTTAGGACTGACAACTACGCTTACTGCTGAAGAATATACTGCTCTAGAGCAACAGCGCCAAGATGCGTCAGATAGAATAATTGAATAAATACAGTAGTAAACTAGGAAAACAATATGGCTTATCAAGTAGACAAATTTAATGGACAGTTTTTAACTTCCGTAGAAGACGGTACAATTGACACAACTACAGATTTACGATTTGTAGGTAAAAACTATGCTGGCTATGGTGAAGTTCAGAACGAAAACTTCCTACATTTACTTGAAAACTTTGCAAATACTACACAACCACCTAAAGCAATTAAAGGTCAATTATGGTTTGATAGTGCTAACGCAAAATTAAAGTTTTACGATGGCGGTAAATGGAAAGCAGCAGGCGGCGCTGAAGTAAGTGCAACTGCACCTTCTGGACTTGCAACAGGTGATTTTTGGTGGGATTCATCTGCTAAACAGTTATACGCTTGGTCAGGATCGGAATTTATTCTAGTAGGACCTGAAGCATCACCAGACTTAGGAACAAGTGGTGTTGTAGCACAGGTAGTTAAAGACACAGGTAATACTAACCACAGCATTTTAAGAATTACTGCTGGCGGTAAAGTAATGGCGATTGTATCGCAAACAGAATTTACACTTAATACTTCTGTAAATCCAATTGATGGATTTACTTTAGTAAAGAAAGGCTTGACACTTGTAAACACTAATTCAACAGGAATTACATCAAGCGATCATTATTATTGGGGAACAAGTAGTTCTGCTTTAGGTTTAGTTATTGATGGTTCGTTTATACAAGCATCAGAATTTTTAAGAGGCGACAATGTTACTTTTGAAAATTTAATTAGTTTCTTAGATGACGGTATTAAGATTGGTGATCAAAGTGATCTTAAGGTATTCATTGAAAACGAAAACCAGATTAGAGTTGTATCACAGTTAGGTAACCCAATTAACTTTAGAATTGTTGAAGATGGTTTAACAAATAGAGAAGTAGCAAATATTAATGTTGATGGAATATACCCAGGTGATGATAATGTATATGACTTAGGTAGAGCATCTAACAAATGGAAAGAAGCATATATTGTTGATACATTCGGTAACTTAACTGGTAATGTAACTGGTAACGTTACAGGTAACGTTAATGGTAGCGTAATTAGTACAGACGGAAGTAACGCTATTTTAATTAATGGTGCTACAAAACAAATTGGTTATGCAGGCGCTAACATTTTAGGTACACTAGTAGGTAACGTACAAGGTTCACTTACAGGTACTGCTACAAATGCAAGTGCATTAAACAGTATTCAACCTTCTACAAGTATTCCAGGTGCAGGAACAAGTATTCCTGTAAGAGATGCAAGTGGTGATATTTACGCAAACACTTTCCGTGGTACTGCTGAAAAAGCAGACAGAATTAAAATTGATGATAGTGCAACTGATAGTGATCCTAACTACAAAACAGCAAAAACTACTGCAACAGCAAATACAATTACTGCTAGAGATGGTTCAGGAAACATACTTGCAAACTTATTCCAAGGAACTGCAACAGCAGCACGTTATGCTGACTTAGCAGAAAAATATTTAACAGATGCAGAATACGAAGTTGGCACTGTAGTAGCAGTAGGCGGCACAGCCGAAGTTACAAAATGCCAAGAAGGTAATAGAGCATTAGGTGTTATATCTGAAAGCCCCGCTTTTATGATGAATACCATCTTAGAAGGCGGACAATTTATTGCACTGAAAGGTAGAGTACCAGTTAAAATTTCAGGCAGCGTTAGCAAAGGCGACAGACTAGTTGCTGCGGCAGACGGCACTGCTAAAGTATCAGCAGAAGCAAATGCTGACGTATTTGCAATAGCACTTGAAGCATCTACAGATGGTGTTGATTATATTGAAGCGGTGGTTCTTTAATGCCAGTATCATCCGGAAACCAAATACTTGCAACTGATTTTAACGATCTAAGTTCTCTAATCACTACTACATTAGGAACTGGTGCAGGCCAATATGGATACGGACAAGCAATTGTAAGCGGAACTGTTACCGCAGGTCAAAGAATTGAAAAGCAAGAGTTTGATAAGTTAAGATTCGACTTAATGAGTGTGCTTATACATCAGACAGGTGTTTTACCTAGTCCAGTATTTGCACAAGTTACTAATCCTATCCTTGCTACAGCATCTGAACCTTTTCAAAGTTATACGAATTTAATACAAGCAGCAAGATCAGATCGATTTGTTGTTTCGCAAAAGAACCAATCAGTAGTAAGCATTGATACAAAAACTTGTAACACGTGGAGTGGTTTAGCATTTACAGAATTAGAAATGACGTTTACAACTGCTGATGATGCTAGATTCTTTTGGAACTCAGGTAGCAGAATAAGAATAGATACAAACTTGAGAGCAGGTTATCCTTCAACACAACAAAACAATGACTGGAACACAATACTTGATGCTTCAGAAAATATTGAATTTGGTGCAAATGCACAGACTACAGGTCCAGGTGGCGGCGTACCAATTAATGTATATGATTTAACAAACGCATATCAAACTTTTTATGAGTACACTTCATCAGCACCATATGCTGCAAACAGATACAAATTATCAGCAAAATGTAATCAACCATCAAACTTAACAGGTGTAGCAAATGTGTTTACACTTAAAATAGAATTAATTGATGATTATACTGATGATCCACAACCAGGACCACTACCAGATGACGAAGTATTTGGAGTTGAAGTAGAATGTCAACACGTTAAAGTAAGTGGTGTATTACAACCTGATGGTGATCCTTGGATTTTACCTACGCCAACTTTTAATATGTCGAACATTACAGCGACTTAAATAGTGTAAGAGGTAAATGAATGCCAGCAACACACGACTTAATAGATCCGGATTATTATAATGATATGCAACTTAAGATACAGCGTGTCTTGGGTGATGGTATCACTGATGGTTTTGGATATCTTGGTTATGGACAACCTGTCTTAAGTTCGCAAGTAAGCACAAGTAATAAAGTTACTGTAGAACAATACAGCAATCTAAGATATGATATTTGGAATGCCTGGAATCATTTAAACAATGCTCTTCCAAGTGGTTCGAATGAAGTCAATATGCTTGAAGTTACAGAGCGTAAAAAAATTAGATATCAAGCACCTGCATCAGGCGGCCCTTCAATGCCAGTTGATAAATGGGGTGCATTTGTAAACAGCATTTACTCAAATGCAAGAAATTTAGCAGTAGCAGGACAGAGAAGAACTGTTAACCACGGCTCATCATCACTTACTTGGCCAAATGCAACATATGGAGATAACTGGAGCGATTCAGTAATTTGTAGTGTATTTGTTTTGTTTAGTAGTTTAGATGATTCAAGACATTTCTTTAACAGCGGTAGTAGCATTGATATTACTTCAACACGTACAGGCGGATCAGTAACAAATCAAAACACAAGTTGGACAAGTATACTGAATAGTGCAGGTACACAAAAATTTAGTGGCAATCATCCTGCCACAGGATCAGGACCTACATTTACAGGCGGAAACTTTTACAAGTGTACAAGTACTTTTCAACAACCATATGTTGACGTAGTAGGTAGCAGTCCATATAGTCTAAATAGATATAGAATATTTGCAAGAACACCTAACCAAGCAAACCCACATCTTACAGGCGCAGACACGATTGAGTTCCGTGTTGAATTCATAGATGATCACGAGGAACAAGGTGGTCCACCAGCAGTAGGTCCATCAAACCCAGGTGATGGCGGTTTTGGTCCTGACGTTGTAGACGGACAAATCACGGTTACTGTACAAACAACTGAAGCAACTGGTACTTTACAGCCAGGCGGAGCAGGGTCATTTGATATTGCTACACCTATTGTAAACATTGGTCAAGTTGTAGAAGTTAGTTAAAAAATCCACTACCACAAATAGCACTTAGGCTCTTAATGTACCAATAAATATATGCGTACATTATAAAGGAGTTATTATGCAAAATGAATATAAAGATGCTTTAGAATTCTCAAAGTATCGTCAAACACTTTCTGTTCAACGCAAAACACTTAAAGAAAAAATTGAAGCCAGACTTACATATGGTAAAAATGGTGGAATCTTTAAGATTGATAGAGATTTGTTAAACTTTGTCGAAATGTTAATTTACAAAGACAGATCAGAAAATGCTGTAATTTTAGATGTAAATGAAAATCCAATTTTAGTTGAAAACTTAGTTGAATTTAGAGATGAAATTTTCGATAGGTATTTTAGTGCAACTTTTGAATATCACGAAGAATATCAAAAAATTAAGAAAAGTAGATCAGTAGAGACATTAGTATCGTGAAAAAAGGTGTAGTAATATTTGCACACAATAACAGGCAGATAGATTACGCAAAAATGGCACTTGCGTCAGGCGGTCTTGCTAAAAAACATCTAGGTGTTCCTGTTAGTTTAATTACAGATCAGTCAACAGTTGACTGGCTAAAAGAATCTAATCTTTGGGATAAAGCACTACAAACTTTTGAACAGATTATTGATGTAGAACGTCCTGCAGATTTACAACAGCGTAAGTTTAAAGACGGCAAAGAAAGTGTTACTGCTCCATTTAAAAATAGTAATAGGTCCAGTGTTTGGGATCTTACTCCTTATGATAGAACGTTAATGATAGATTGTGATTACTTTATTTTTTCAGATGCACTAAATGAATACTGGGAATGTGAAAGTGATATACTTATTAGTACAAAGTACAACGATGTGCAAGGAAATAGAATAGGATACCTTGACAAATACATAAGTGATACAGGTGTAAGACTGTTATGGGCGACAACAGTTATGTTTACAAAAAATGAAAATACAAAAGTATTTTTTGAACTAGTAAAACATATTAAAGACAATTATAAAAAGTTTGCAGACATTTTTAGATTTGATAACAGAATGTATAGAAATGATATTTCGTTTGGTATTGCAAGGCATATACTTTATGGTTTTGAAACTGATAATGATTATGCAATGCCACCTGTGCTTTCAGTGCCGGATATGGATTTAGTTTATGATGTCAATGAAAACGGAATCCAATTGCTGACATCTAATGCAAATGATTATACACTATGTAATATTAAAGACAGAGATATTCATATAATGAATAAACAAGCAATAACAAGACACATTGATAAGTTTATGGAGTTAGTATGATAGACTTTGGATATCTAATTATTGTAAATGAAGGTGCAGACACAAACTACACACGTCTTGCATATGCACTTGCACTAAGCATAAAAAATACACAAAAAGAAGGTTATGATAAAGTTGCTTTAGTCATTGACGATAAACAACATATAGAAAACTTTACATCAACTTGGGTATTCGATCACGTAATTGAATATCAAGGTCCAGAAGGTTGGGATAGTAGATCCTATATGGATCAGGTTACACCATTTGAACATACTGTATGCTTGGACGCAGATATGTTATTCTTTAGGGACTACAGCCATTGGGCAGAATATTTTATTGCAAACAGTGAATTATATGTAGCAAACAAAGCATATACTTACAGAGGCGAACTTGTTGTAAGCGATCATTATAGAAAATGTTTTACAATGAATAATTTACCTAACCTATATAGTTTTTACACATTCTTTAAAAAGGATAGTGTATTAGCAAAAGAGTTTTTTGATTTACAACGTGCTATTATTAAAAATCCTGAAAGATATAGTAATGAATTTTTAATTTCGCACAAACCTAAAGTTGTAGGAACAGATGAAGCATTTGCTCTTGCAGCAAACATTTTAGATATTGCGGACGACATTGCATATCCTTTAGAGTTTCCCCGTGTTGTTCATATGAAAGGTATGATACAGAATTGGCCTTATCCTGCAGATACAGTTAGTGATCACGTAGGTTTTTACTTTGATAGAAATGCTAAAGTAAAGATAGGTAACTTTCAACAAACAGATATTTTACACTATGTTGAAAAAGATAAAATAACACTAGAAACAATTAACATATTGGAGGAAATAGCGTGGAAGAAAAGATAAGAGATATTCCAGACCTTCCAGACTTTGACGAATGGATTGCAAATTATAAACCGCCTGTAGTAAACTATCTAGCAGCATTTGATCAGGAAACAGGAAAAGTATTATGTGTAGGTCCTGATTATTCAATTGACAAAGAGCGTTTCAAGAAAACTATTAGCATTGATTCAGATACTGCATTGGCTATCATTGAAGGCGAAATCAAAATGAATAAATGTTTCGTAGATGTTCAGTCAGGTAGTTTAGAAATTACAGAAGTACAAAATTTATTTAAAATAGATGATGTACTACATAGAATTGTTAATATTAAATGGGCTGAAATAGATGAACCTGATGTGATTGTATCACGAAAGGGAGATACATTTACAGTTCAACTATCTGAAAAATATGGCGGAACATATAAACTAAACAGCGACACGCCAATAGCAACAAGAAAAATATTCTGGGACGGAGAAACAATTTTAAATTTTGATATATGCGATTACAATGATCCTCATACAAGTTATTATACAGCAAGTGTAAGACTAGAAGATCTAGTAGGAAAAAGTTTTAATTTTACTTGTGATAGTCCAGATGACGCCAGTGTGTTTACACGCAGGTTATTTAAAAATTATGTATTTGAGGAACTATGACAAAAGTAGTAGAGTTTGATGTATTCTTTTTAAGTTATGATGAGCCGAATGCTGATCTACACTATGCTGACCTGTGTAACAAAGTTCCGTGGGCACAGCGCATACACGGAGTTAAAGGATCAGACCACGCACACAAAGCAGCAGCAGAAGCCTCTGAAACAGATTGGGTGCTAACTGTAGATGCAGATAATATTGTTGATCCTAAGTTTTTCGATTTAGACTTAGATATGACAGATGAAAAAATACGTGCATACAGTTGGTGCGGCAGAAACAATGTTAACGGATTGCGTTATGGCAACGGCGGCTTAAAGTTATGGCACCGTCAGCATATTCTTGATATGAAAACACACGAAAACGCAGACAGTGAAAGAGCGCAAGTTGACTTTTGTTGGGAAGAAGGTTATAGGAACTTTCCAGTTACTTTTAGTGATACAATTATAAATGAGACACCTTTTATGGCTTGGCGTGCCGGCTTCCGTGAAGGTGTGAAGATGACATTAGATGGCGGCTTACAAGTTCCGCCTATGGAGATCGAAGAGCGTATATGGTGGCATAACTTACATAGGTTAAGAATATGGAGTACAGTTGGTACACACATTGAAAATGGTTTGTGGGCAATCTACGGTGCAAGACTAGGAACGTATCTAACAAATTGTACTGATTGGGATCATATACAAGTAAGAGATTTTGAATTGCTACGTGAATTGTACAACGAGCAATGTAAGCAATATGAGGACGGATTTGGATTAGAACAAGAAACAAAAAGACTAGGCACAGAGATAAGACATAACTTAGGACTAGAATGGCCTGATCTTGATCCACAACAAAGTAGATATGTAATGGCACTTTATGAGGAAACTATTAGGTTAGGTACAACTTATTATAGTAAAAAGTATGTATGATATTTTTTTTATTAGCAATGGAGAGTGTAATAGCAATGCTTGGACACAGTTCAAGCAAAAGTTTCCTAACGCACAAAAAATAGATAATTGTAAAACTTTCGAACAAGTATCTCAACGAAGTTTAACAAAACACTTCTGGGTAGTATGGGATAATTTACTACTACAACAAGATTTTAATTTAGATTACCGTGTTCCTGAATGGGATGCAGATTATGTACACGTATTCCGCAATGGAAAATACTATGACGGTGTATGTATTTTTCCTAAGAAAGCACGTATTCTACAACGTGAATGGGATTATAGATTCTTTACTAACAAAAAAGAAATAGATATACAAGCAAGTAAGCCTATACAGTATGATGTTGCATTTATTTCATATCACGAACCTAATGCAGAAGTAAATTACAACAAGTTATTAAAGAAAGCACCTAATGCTGTATGGATAAAAGACGTAACAGGCATACATCAAGCACATATAGAAGCAGCAAAACAATGTAATACTGAACTATTTTACATTGTTGACGCTGATGCAGAGATTTTAGACGAATTTAATTTTAATATGCAAATACCTTACTATGATTTCAATGCTAGGAAAAGCGTATATGTATGGAGAGGTAGAAATCCCATTACAGATTTAGAATACGGGTATGGCGGTGTTAAGTTATTTCCGCGACAAACTACAATTGATATGGATGTAAACAGTCCGGATATGACTACTAGCCTTTCTGACAGTTTTAAAGCAATGCAAGAAGTAAGTAACATTACAGCATTCAATACAGACGGATTTAGTACTTGGAAAAGTGCGTTTAGAGAGTGTTGTAAATTAGCAAGTAGAACTATTAAAGGTCAAAAAGATGATGAAACAGATGAAAGACTTAGTAAATGGTGTAGTGATTATGGCAGAGACAGACCGTTTGGGGACTATGCTATTCAAGGCGCCAGAGCCGGTAGGAAATATGGTGTTAGCAATAGTGCTGAGCCTGATGCATTACGCAAGATAAACGATTTTAAATGGCTACGGGAGCAGTTTGATGCACGACAAGGATAGAATAGAGAAATTTATTCCTATTATGGACGAAATCTCTCCTACATTCTGTATGGCTAAGTGGCATCATACTACTATCTATTTGCAAACAGGAGAGACTCATAGTTGTTACCATCCTGCACCGCATAAGATTCCGTTAGAAGGACTTAAAGAGAATCCAAGCCAACTACATAATACTCCGCAAAAGAAACAAGAACGCCAGCAAATGATAAATGGTGAAAAGCCTAGCGGATGTCAGTATTGTTGGAACATTGAATGTATGGGTAAGGATTACATTTCAGATAGAAAAGAACGTAATGCAAGTATACACACAGAAGAAAGATTTGCTGCTATTAAAAAAGATCCTATGGCAGATGTAAATCCACAGTATGTAGAAATAAGTTTTGGTAATGAATGCAATTTTAAGTGTGGTTATTGTCATCCTAAACACAGTAGCACATATCATAAAGAAATAAGAGATCACGGACCTTACACTATGGTTAAGAACCATCGCAATGATATTGATTGGTTTAAAATTCATAAAGAAGAAGATAATCCTTATGTAAAAGCATTTTGGGAATGGTGGCCTGAACTGCGTAAGACACTTACTATTTTACGTATCACAGGCGGCGAACCATTATTACAGCAAAGCACTTGGCGTATGTTTGAAGAACTAGAAAAGAATCCTATGCCTAATTTAGAATTAAACATTAATAGTAACTTTGGTGTTAAAAGTATATTGATAGAACGTTTTGCAGACAAAGTAAACAGCCTTATAGCAAAAGGTTGCATAAAAGATTTCAAAGTTTTCACAAGTATGGATACTTGGGGAGAACAAGCAGAATATATTCGTACAGGATTAGATTTAGAGTTATGGGAAAAGAATTTTGATATCTATATGACTAAAACAAATCACCCATTAACATTTATGGTTACATTTAATATTTTAACTGTTACAAATTTTGATAAGTTCTTAAGAAAAGTATTAGAATGGCGTAAGAAATATAACACAGACGATCAAACAAAATGGCAACGTATTAGATTTGATACGCCTTATTTAAAAGAACCTTTACAGTATGATATGAATATACTTCCTAAAGAAGAATTTATGCCCTATATGAAACGACACTTACAGTTTATTGCAGACCAAGTGGACGATGCAGATAGATATAAATTTAGTATTATGGAATATGAAAAGTTTAGACGTGTAGTTGACTATATGTCTAGCACAGAATATACTGCACAAAAAATTACAGAAGGTCGCAGAGATTTTGCTGCTTGGTTTAGAGAATATGATAGAAGACGAAATGTAGACTTCAGAAAAACTTTTCCAGACCTTATAGATTTTTATGAGGACTGTTGTGGCTTGGTATGATTCGGAACTAAAGGCAGATGAAGCACACGGGTTGATGCACAGCATTAACAAAGTGTTAATCCGTGACGACTGTTATAGGCCTAAGCACATTAAAGTTCCGGCACAATATGCTGAGTTATGGGCTAAAAGAAATAAAAAGAATTTACTTTTAAATATAGGCGAAAGTTGGACTTACGGAGAAGGACTACAAGATATTGCAACAGCAATAGGCCAGTTTGATTTAGGAAGTATGTTAAGACATAGTTTTGGTGCAAGACTTGCAAATATGTTGGACACAGACTTTTATCAATATGCTGTTCCGGGTAACAGTAATTTAGCAATGTCGCATACACTAAAACGTATCCTTAAAGAACTTGATACAAGTAAGTATGAAAAAATTTATCTGTGCTTTCAAGTTACAGAACCTAGCAGAGAAATGCAACAATTAAATGAACTTGTACAATGGAATCACCCACTAAAAAATTTATATGATAAAAAATATCTTGCTGAAAAAAAGTTAGATTTACAACAATGGTTAGAAAAATATGACTCTTATTTGTACAGTTACATTGATGACATCGTAAGCAATTACACTAACGTAAACACTGTAGTATGGAAAAACTTCTGTTGTACTAACACAACAAGCCAATATAATTTTAAAATAATCGATGAGAGTTGGATACAGTTTAGTGCTAAAACAAATGGATACAAAATTAATATGCCAAGTTTTTATAATGCAGGTTGGCTTGATGATTTAATGAGGGATTACAAAGAAATTAGTTTTAAACACAAGTACATTGGAAAGCAATTAAAAGTTATAGAACAGTCTAACAAATACTTAGGAAGTTGTCCAGATCATAGACCTCATCCTAGAGAAGTACAGCACAGTCTATGGGCAACAAACATATATCACAAATCAGGATGGGCTAATGAACAATAAAACATTTTGCATTTATCCTTGGATCCATATGTATGTCAATCCAGACGGAAGTGTTTTACCTTGTTGCGTAGGTGAGTACGATAAGCATCTTGGTAATGTAAGAGAAAATACAATTCAAGAAATATGGAATAATGACAAGTACAAAACCCTAAGACGTAATATGCTAGAGGGTAAAAAATGTGTAGAATGTAAGGCTTGTTATCAACAAGAAGATAGTGGCAACGAAAGTACACGTATAAGCAAAAACAAAGAGTTTGCACATTTAATGCCATTAGTGCAAAATACATTACAAGACGGAACATATCCTGAAATGACATTGCGTCATTTTGATGTAAGATGGAGTAATATTTGTAATTTTAAATGTAGAAGTTGTTCTAGCACATATTCTAGCACGTGGGCTCAAGAAGACAGTCGTAATGGTAAACATAAAGAAATATTCATTATGGCGGATGGAGATGATAACAGTCGATTATACGAACAGTTTCAACCTTACTTTAAAGACATAGAAAGTTTTTATTTTGCAGGCGGCGAGCCTTTAATGACAGATAAACATTATGCTATACTAGAGCATTTGATCGAAACTAAAAATACAGATGTAAAAATAAGTTACAATACAAATATTAGTAACCTACATTACAAAAATAAAAGTGTTATTGAATTATGGAAAAACTTTCCTAACATACAAGTATTTGCTAGTTTAGATCATTACGGAGATAGAGCAGAATACATTAGAGAAGGAACTAATTGGAGCAAAATAGAAAAGAATATTAGATTAATTAAGCAAGAAACACCGCACGTAAGACTTAATTTTAGTGCAGTGATAAGTGCATTTAATGTTTTTACAGTTACAGACTTTTTAGATTATGTATTAGCAGAAGGATTATTTGAAACAAATGTATATCCAACATTTTATAACATTGTTCACCCAGAGTACTACAGTGCAAGTATTTTAAATGATATGCTAAAATGGAGTGTAATTAATAAAATTAAAGCAAAGGCACACAAATACAATGCACACGTACAAGGACTTTTGAGAGATGTAGTAAGACATTTAGAAAACAGTGAATATGATGAAAACTTAAAGGAACAATTTATAGTACATACAGATTACTATGATAAAATAAGAAATAGAAACTTTTTAAAAACGTTTCCTGAACTAAAGGAAATAATGGAATGAAAATATACTTCGATAATCTAGAACTAGATAAATCTAACCTAAGCCAGTTTGAAACAAAAGATAATAACACCTGGTGGTTAACAAGTCCAGGTAGTATTTTGAAAAGAGAACTGAAGAATATGAATGTTGAATATCATAAACTTTCAGACTGGAACGAATGTGGTCTATACTTTATAGATGTAAATGGCGATCCTAATTGGTGGTCAGGACAAAATAACGGAACAGGACCTAAGCACATATTACAAATGGTTCCTAGAGATATTTTAGAGTTAGTAAAAGCAAAGAAACTTAGACTTGTTATACTTGCAGACAAAGAAGGCGGCCCTATGAAAACTAATCATTTTGACGCTTTCAGAGCAACTACTGACATTATGCGTGAACGCAAGTATCCTAAAAACAGTGTGTTAATTTTACAAGGCAATACTAAAATCCAAGATCAATATGCACAGTGGAGAGATCAGTTTTTAGAAGATAAATGGTTTGATGTACAATATAGCAATCACTTCGGTAAGATATTCTTTGATGACAAGATGCCTACAGTTCCTTGCTTATACAGTGCTATGCAAAATGCGGATAGCAAAGACTTTAACAGTTTGAATAGAGTATACAGACCACACAGAGGTGCGCATTTACATTATCTTGCAAAAAATAATTTATTAGAAAAAGGTATGGTAAGTTGTAATCAAGTTAAACAAAGTGATATACTAGGTTCAAGACTTGCCGGTGTAAACATTAACGAGTTTGATCAAGTTATGCAAGAGCATTATCCTTTGTACTTAGATGGTAATTGGGAAAGCACTAATGCTGCTTGGAACTACAATAAAGATTTATATCAAAACACATTACTAACAGTAATTACAGAAACTATTTTTATTGATAACACAAGTTTTGTTACAGAAAAAATATTTAAACCTATTGCTTTAGGCCATCCTTTTATACTAATTGCAGGTAGCGGCACAATAAAAGGTTTAGAAGAATTAGGATTTAAATGTGACTTCTTAGGATTCGGCACAGAATACGATAGTATTGAAGATCCTAAAACACGTTTAGAAGAAGTACACAATATACTAGAAAATTGGATAGCACTTGATCGAGATGAAAAATTAAAAAGAATAGGTGCAAGTTTTCCTAACATAATGCACAACTGGGAACATATTCGTAAATCAAGTTTTTATCACGATGCATTACATAGTGCAATAGCAAAAGGCAAGGAGTATTTTAATGAAGCAATTTAGTAAAGAGTATAAAAGATTTTTTGCCTTTGGGTGTAGTATGACAAATTACTTTTGGCCTACGTGGGCTGATATTATAGGTATTGAGATTCCAGATTATTACAACTATGGCAAAAGTGGTGCAGGCAATATGTTTATTAGTAATAGTATTGTTGAAGCAAATAAGAAGCACAAGTTCACACAAAACGATCTTGTAGTTGTTATGTGGAGCAGTATTTCTAGAGAAGATAGATATAAAAATAGAAATTGGATCACACCAGGAAACATTTATACACAAAATGAAATTGATACTAAGTTTGTATACGAATGGTCAGATAGCAGATTTTATTTAATACGTGATCTTGCAACCATTGAACTTACATCTAGTTACTTAGATTCATTACCTTGTGACAGCAAAATGTTAGCAATGAGTCCTTTAATAGAATTACAAATAAGCGGTACGTATACAAAACCTGCAGAAGAATGGCATACAGGAGTACTAGACTTTTATAGTGATACTGTAAACAAAATTGCTGAACCAATTGTTACAAATGTTTACAATGGCACTTGGCCACAAACACCTATCCGTGGACACAATGGTAAAGGACAAACAGCAGATTATCATCCTACACCATTAGGACACGCAGAGTATGTTAGTAATATGTTTACAGATTTTGAGTTCACAGAACAAATGAGAAACTTTGCAGCAAGTATGGATGAAAAAGTACATATGTGCAAAACACTAGATGACACTAATAAGTTTTGGCAACAAAGGCATCAGACTAGATTATAATGGCGTGTTTAAATTCAACCAACTTAATTTATTTGCAAACTTACAATCCACGTGAGCCGCAAAAAATTAAAATTAATAGCAGTGTAGGTTCTCAACTAAAAACAAACGAGAACATAGATTTTTTCTATATACAATTTTCTGATAAAGAAAGTTTTAAAATTTACAGTATTGATGCTATTGTACCTGCAAATGATTTAGATAAAATTAAACAAGGAAATGCTTTTTTAGTTTTAGATAACGCTTTAGAGTATTTTACAGATACTGTGGATAGCATTTATAGAAACATAGTGCTTAAACATAAAGTACCAGCAGAACAAATTATATTTTTAAGTGCTGTGCCAAATATGATTGATACAGTGAAGTCTGTAGCAGAAAAATATAATGCACCACAGATTAAGTTAGATTACTTTAATGTATTTGAAGCAACAGGTATAGATACAATACACAAGAATCAAAATATAATCGGTATCACAAAAACAAAGAAATGGCCAAAGAAGTTTTTATGTCTTAATAGAAGATGGCGATCTCACCGTCCTCTAATGATGTTAATGTTATATGAAAAAAATTTACTTGACAAAGGACATATAAGTTTTGGCAAAAGTGATAGAGGTGATAATTGGCGTAGTTCGTTTAGAGAACTAAGGCACATTTATAAGGATAATAAATTTATAAATGACTTAATAGAACGTAATAAAGAAATTGTAAACTTACCTGATCTTTATTTAGATACAAACGATCTTGTAACTAACAGGGCAGAATATGAATCAAGCATTTTAAAATTTTACAAAGAAACTTATTTTAGTGTAGTAAATGAAACAACTTATCACGAAGGTATTCCTTTTTTCAGTGAAAAAATTTTTAAAGTAATAGCAATTGGACATCCGTTTGTTTTATCTACAGTACCTAATAGTTTACCTATTTTACGTAAATTAGGATACAAGACATTTAGTCCTTATATTGACGAAACATACGACAGCATACAAGATGACGGAGAACGTATGATTGCAATAGTTAATGAAATTGAACGTCTAAGCAATTTGGACAAAGCAGAAACTTTACAGTTTATTGCTAATGTAAGGCCTATTTTGGCACACAATTATAGTGTGCTTGTAGCAAAGAAAAACAAGTGGAATATTAGTACTAGAGTTAATTATTAAGGCGCCTTAAACGCATTTTAAGCGTCATACAGCGGTGTTTATATACAAAGAGCAATAGTTACGCTATCGTGCTTTAAACCACGTTTAAATGCGCTGTAAGAAGGAGATTGTAAATATGAGTGTACCAAAATTGGGAGAAGTAGAGTGAAGATAGGATTTATAGGTTTAGGTAAATTGGGTTTGCCTTGTGCAGAAGTAATTGCCAAAAAAGGACATAGTGTTTTAGGATACGATATTGATAAGCGTATAGACAGCGATTATGTTATTGTAGAAGATACTATTGAAGAAGCAGTAAAGGACAGAGAAATTGTTTTTATTGCAGTGCCTACACCACACGATCCAGACTATGATGGAAGAGCACCTACAGCACACTTAGAGCCAAAAGATTTTTCATATGATATTGTAAAAGAAGTTATGGCTGAAGCAAACAAGCATATGAATAAAGATCAATTGCTTGTGCTAATCAGCACAGTATTGCCTGGTACAGTGCGCAGAGAGTTTGTACAATTAGTAACTAATCCTAGATTCGTTTACAATCCATACCTAATTGCAATGGGTACAGTTGCTTGGGATATGGTCAATCCAGAAATGGTAATGATTGGAACAGAAGATGGAACTGAAACAGGCGATGCAGCAGAACTAAAAACTTTCTATGAAATGATTATGGATAACTTTCCACGTTATGTAATTGGTACGTGGGACGAATGTGAATGCATAAAAGTTTTCTATAATACATTTATAAGCACAAAAATAGGACTTGTTAATATGATACAAGACGTTGCACAGCGTCAAGGTAATATTAATACAGATGTAGTTACTACTGCTTTAGCAGAAAGCACACAACGTATTATGGGACCTAGTTATATGAAAGCAGGTATGGGCGATGGCGGAGCGTGTCATCCAAGAGATAATATTGCGTTACGATATATGGCTAAAAAATTAGAACTTGGTTATGATATTTTTGATAGCATTATGAATGCACGTGAAGTACAAGCAAAAAATCTTGCTGAAAAACTTTGTGAAATAGCAAAGAAAAATGAATTGCCTATCTTGATAAATGGCATTGCATATAAACCTGGAGTACCATATATAGATGGTAGTTATGCATTGTTAGTAGCACACTATTGTAATAAATTTGGATTCAATCCTATGAAAGTAGACCCATTAGTATATGGAGAAGATCCAGGACCTTTTAGAGCAGTTGTTCTTCTTGCTCATCCAACAATGTATGTAAGAGTAACTGATGATTCAGTTGTGGTTGATCCTTGGAGAGAATATACTTCCAAGTTACATCAAGTTATACATTACGGTAATACTAGAGAATTGATCTAGTTCTTTTCTTAATATCTTGTTTTAACAACTCAATATTAATTTTAAAATCTAGTTTTTTGATTGTGTCTTTATACTCAGACAGAGTATCTAATAGTTTTTTGGCAACTTCATCCGGATCAGTGTTGGCAGTTTGGGCTTTAACATCTATTTCCCATATTCTGCCATCACTGAATTCCAGAATCATTGTGTCCACATAAGCAATGGGCATCGTATTGATATACAAGTCCTCAAATACTTCAGGCCATTCCTTTACGATATGTGATGGAGGTCTAAAATATTTCTTATGCACTTTCAGCGACTGTAGCCTTCTTCTTCTTTGCAGGAGGATCTAGTTCGTCTGCTTCTCTACGTAATCTTGCGGCTTCTTTATACATTCCGTCTGCTTGACTACGATATGATTTTGCTAAGTCTTTATCGCTTAATGCGCCTTGATCTGCTGCTGCCGGAGCAGGTTGTGCTGCTTCTGCAGGAGTATCTGTTACTGCTTGACCTGCTTGAGGTGCGCCACTAACAAATGTGTACAACTGATCTACTGCAACATTTCTTTGTTCTGCAATAAGACTGTTAAGTTCTGATAATGCAACACTGTCTGTAGGTGTTGGTGTCATCAAAACATCACTAGTTGCAACTTTGTGCAATCTACCTGATTGCTGCATTGCTTCTAGCATATTTTTACCATCTGGAAATCTACTTCTGAACATATACTCGCCAAGTTCAAAACTTTCTTGTGCTTGGTCTGATTCAATTGCTGTCATAAGCGAATCGTGGTACATATCAGGTAAAGTTGCAGAGTCAATGACTAAACATTGATCTGATTCACCTGGTACGGTTCTAAACACAACAGCAACTCTGTTGCCTGTGTTTTTCATCTTTCCAGTGTGTTTAATTTCTTTTGCCATAATTGGTCTCCTATTTACCTGCCGGCGCTTCTGGTGCCGGAGTGTTTGCAGCCGCTTGTGCTTCTGCGTTAGCAGACTGTGTTTTAGCAACGTGATCTAAAAACGTATTCAACTTGTTGTAAAGTTTGCCTACTGCTTCTAGTTCGTTTGCTTTGAATGCGCCACGCTGTGTAGCGATATCAATGATACTTTTTACGCCAGTAAGATCAGATACATTAAGATCTGGTGCTGCTGGTGCTTGTTCTACACCTGGTGTAGGTACAGGTCCGCTTTGTGCGGGTGCTGCTTCTTTTTTAACTTCTTCAGTCATATTTTTAGTTTCTCCTTAAGTGTGGACAGGCTAACATAAAGTATGTTAGTTCTTTTTGATCTTCAAACCCAATGTAAGTGGCACTTGCTAACTTATCTGAACTGTCCAAATTCGGATAATTTGCAATGCAATATCTTCCATTAAGTTTGTCTCTAACCCATTCTGAAATAGTTTGGATTTCTCTTCTGCTGTTAAAAAGTTTGTGTTTTGCAAAGTGCGGTGGCAAAACGTCAATCTTTCTCTCTTGCAGTACTTCTAATGGATTCAAGTCTATCATAATATTATTTATTAACTGCTACTATTATAAATTTTAATTCTGATTCATTCTTTTGGATAGTGCTTTATTGTAACCAAACTTTTTAACGTCTCCACTGAACAAATACAACTCAAAAGCACTACGTTCTTTAAGAACTGTAATTGCTTTCTTAGTTATATAATACGGTGATTCTATGAAATTGTCAAGCCATAAAAGCACTTGTGGTGTTACACTAAAGTCTTTTGGAAAATCTATTTTGTATGTTTTAATTTTGGCGTCAACTTGTATAAAGTTCAGGCCTTCTTCTGTCAGTCTTAAGCCGCCGCTATCTTTCGTTCTTACATTCCACCACCATTGTAGTTTTTTCTGTTTGATAAGATCGGGTGTAATGTCGTCGGAAAGTTCGGCGGCTTTTAGGAATATTGATGTGTAGTTGTGCTTTTCGTCCACACTACTCTTTTTCTCCGTCTGTAAGTTTGTATACTGTAAAGTCATTAGTATCGAAAAGTTTGTTAAGTTTCTTTGCTAAGTTTCTAGCGTGACCTGGATTACTAAATGATACTTTCTTATACTTAGGTCCTGGGTAACTAGATATCATACTTCCGCTTTTTAAATTAAAAGGCTTACCTTTATAGAACACGGCCCAAATGGCTTCGCTCTCAAGTATCTGCTCTAATTTAAACGATTCTTTATTAGTATGTTCAAGAATCACATTTGGTTTAGGTCTGCTCATATACGTAATTTCCTTAATTAACTACGTATATATTTATCAAAAATTAGAAGTCGCCGCCATCAAATTTAACTTCAAGTTCCTCGCTATCTTGTTTAATTTTACGTAACATAGTATGAACTTCTTGCACTGTAGTACCTAATCTGCTTGTAAGTAATGCTAAATCAGTTGTTAATTCACGTGCTTCTTGTATAGTAATTCTTATTTCTTTTTGATTGCTTTTTTCTGCACTTGATATGCGTTGTAGCAATCTTTGTATACTAGGCATAGTTGTTGGAAGTTCATTTGTTGACACGACTTAATACCTGCTTCATTTCTATATCTGTTTTAAATGGACCTTTATACTCATAACGCTGTAGTGTAATTAACTTAGGACAAAAAGACTTTACCCAGCCTTTGTCAAATCTAATTACATAGTAACCTGCACAGTATAAACTTTTACTATCTTTGCTTTTAGTAAACAAAGGCAGTTTGTTTTTAATATCGTACATAGCATTATGTGGCTTACTACTTGTGCTAAAACCGTGTACTTCTGAAGGTAAACTATCTTTGCTATCTCTAACTACTTTAGCAATAAAAAAGTCGCTGCCGAACTGATCTTGTAATGCTTTTTTATCTTTAAAACGTGTAACAGTGCTTTCATTACTAAGGACAAAAAAGTTTTCTTCGTTCTTACGTAATGTAGCAATACGTTCACCGTTTTGTTCTACAATCCAAAATTTGTTAGCAATGATAGGCTTTGCTTGAATTACTGTCATATTTTATACCTCGCATTTAACGGTTCTGCATATGCTTGTGCTTGATCTGATATTTTCTTCAAATCATACAAATGACAGAACTTCATAAGTCTTACACCAACTTGACTTATATTTTTATCTGCTTCAATTGCTGTACTGATTGTGCTTTCTATCTTTTCTTTTACTTCACTAGGTTGTGCAGTAAGATCAATAATAGTTTTGTTACGTTCATAATCTTCTAGTACACGATGTTCTTCACCGTTATGATCAACCCAACGTTGTAGCATCAAGTTATTCCAATTAAAGCCTTTAGTTTGTCTATCAGCAAACGCCTCTAGCAAACCAACTTTGTTCTTAGTGCCTTTCTTACGTACACCTGGATATGCACTAAACACATTATCACTTGTGTCACCACGCATACATTTTTCAAACAACATCCATTCTGGATCTACTACCTTAGGTAGTTTTGTTTTCTTATCAATTACTAGTTCACCTTTCTTATCAAAGAAACCTTCTGTAGTTGTAGTTACTTCTTGTACACCATTATACAGTCGACAGTTCGGAGCAATTAACTGCTGGAAATCTGTATCAGTGCTAATAATAACGTGATCACTATCTGGATGTGCTTGTACCCAACCTGCAATAAGATCATCTGCTTCTAGTTCATTGTGTTGCAGAACAGTACAGTTAGTTTTGTCAGAAACAAAATCTTTAAATGTATCAAATGCTTCCCAGAATACTTTATCTTCTTCTTGCTGTTGTTCTGTTAATGCATCACGTGCAACCTGTCTATTACGCTTGTATGGCTCATAATGATCTTTACGCCAACTACGTCCTTCAAGACAAAAGATAACGTGTGTACCATTGAAGTCTTGCCAAGCCTTCTTAATACTATTCAATGTAATATGGAAAGCCATACCCAACTTAATATCTGCATCGCCATTTATAACGTGTCTTGCACGAAAGAACGTGTTTGCTGTATCAACTATGATGTGCGTCATTTTACTCATTTTCTCTTTTCACGGAACTGATATCTAAAGACCCAGTTTCCAACGGTCCTCCGTAGTCGCCATCGACTACTACATTTGCACAAAGTTCTCTAAACCAACGATCAACTACTTCTTCGTCTGGATCATTTTCAACTCCATACCCTTGTTGTTTTAATTGTACTATAAAATACTGGTTCCAGTCAAGTTCAAAGAAGCCATTTCGAACATTTTCTTTGTTAACGTGTGTATTCAACACGCCCACCCAAGGTTCTTTTTTCTTTGTAGCAACTTCTTTATCACTTAGTCCAGGCTTCTTTTCTGCTTTACCTTTACCAAATAAGTTTTTTATAAAGTCCATAACTTTTCCTATGTTCCGATAGCATTACCAAACAAGTATACGTGTACCCTTGCGGCTACATTATATCCACGTTCGAATGCCATCTTAGCAACTGCTCCGGCTGTTGCTGTTTGTTCTTCTTCTCTAGCACCAACTGGCATTACCCAAACAGGATAATCAACCCCTTGTGCTTTAAATTGTGCGATAGCATCTTCCATCTCATCCCACTGTTGTTGTTCGGAACCTACAACAAACTTTAATTGTCCTTTATCAGACAATGTTCTGTATTGTGCTACTGCTTCAGGCTTAATTGCTTTCTTAGCAGTTTCGCCTGCTACACTCCATAACTTAGGAGATACACTAAAGAACAGTTCGATATCATCATCTGCTTCTTTAGTCCAGTAGTCAATAAATTCTTGTTTTAGCGTTTGTGTACCATTAGTTTCAAATGTTACACTAGCAGGCATATTGCCCATACGTTTAAATTCTCTCATAATACCAATGAAGGCATCTTGTGCGTGTTTCATAAGTGGTTCGCCACCTGTAACGCAAAAGTGTTGTCTTTGTCCTGTAACAGGATGTAAAAACTTACCTTCTGGATTACTATCTGTTTTGATAGTATCAATAATTTGTTGTGCTAGTTCGACAGCAGTCTTTTGCCCCATTAGATGTTTAAACTTCTTACTCCAAGTGTAACTGCTATCACAACCTTTATCCCATACAGGCAAGTCTTCTACACGTTCTACTGTGCTTGTATCAAACTTTTCAAACGGCAAATCATATGTATCAGGATTTGTAGGATCTATCTGTCCAAAGCCATTACACTGTAAATTGCATAAGAAGAAACGTATCCAAGCAGTAGGCACACCAGTATAGTGTCCTTCACCTTGAATACTGTGAAAGATTTCGCTGTAGTAATACTTTTTATCAGTTGCTATCGTCATTGTGTTTATTATACGCTTTCTTAATGGATTTGTCAACCTCTTTAGTAAGTGAAAACGTACCATCAAAGTTGTCTGTCCAAACCAAATCGTCTCCAATATCCCAGCCCATTTGGTTTAGTAATTCAGTGGGGATAGGAAGAACCAGATCTTTATTTTCCGGATCTTCCTCTAATTTTATTTGATATGTCTTATTCACCAAAATGCTTGTCCAGCATTTCTAGTCTATCGTTCGCTTGTGCCATCTTATCTAACTCTTTTTGGATAGTTTCAATGATGTCACTGTGTTCGCCAATACCAACTACTTGTTGCATATAAACTTCGATGTTGGCCTTATGCAATTCGATTTCTGCTTCTGCGTGTTTCCTTGCAGCATTGATTAATGTTTGTTTCAATGTCATAGTCCTTCCTTGTAGTTTTGTTTTGATGGAATGACGCCTCTAACGCCTCCTCGCGGATCTTCCATATCGCCATCTCGACGGAAAATTAAATGAACGTGTGGATAGTAACAAGTTTGTCCTGCACTTTGTCCCATATTTATTCCCACGTTATAACCTGTTATGTTGTTTTTTTCTGACTTAATATTATCGTTACCCATTGTAAGTGCAAAGTTAAAACATTTTAAAATGTTTTCTTCTGTATTTTGTTTTGGTACAACTAGAGTATGTCCTTCTGTGACAGGGTAAATGTCATTGTATACTACAAATTCTCTAGTATCAATTTCTACATCTGTCCAAGGTGCTCTACCATCTTGTTGCGCCTTTTCAAGTGTATCTATCATTTATGCTCTCCACTCTTTTACATTTGCCATATCAGGTCCTTTACTTTGAAACTCCATACCGTAAATAGAACCAATATACATACCTGCTGACTTTTTATATTTAAGGACTAGTCTATTGCCAACAATAAAAACTTCCATCATATTTTCTTCTTTAAACATACCAATACTAGCATTTTCTTTTTTGCCAGTCTGTACGTTTTCAATTTCAACACATGTATCTGTAGTTACTCGCATTTATATTCTCCAACATTTTCCCAGGGGTAAACTAACCAAACATCTTCTTCGGCTTTGTTAACTATATCACAACAGTAATTAACTAGTCCGAACTCACTTGCCATATTCTCTGTTAGCGTTGCAAAGCGAACATTGTTTGCCCACACCTGCTCCCATAGAGGTGAATTAGGTAAACAATTTTTCTGCCAATCATCTCTGATCCAATTAAATGTTGCACCTGTATCATTAATATCATCTACGATTAGAATGTTTTTACCAAGTGGTTTATTTTTAAACTCTCCCATTTCAGGAGCATAAGAACCTTCATCATCGTAACCGTATGCATCTTCTGACATCCAAGCATTGCTTTCACTATCACAATCATCATCACGTAAACTTACTTTAAGTGCTTCACAACGTATCCCTGTCATATTACTTAGTATAGTAGCAGGGACGTTCCCACCTCTAGTAATGCCTACAATATAATCAGGTGTCCAATTATCTGCATACATCTTATTTACAATGCTAACGCACATATTTTCAACGTCAGCCCAACTATAATATTTCTTTTTAACCATTACGTCCTTCCAAGTATTGTTCATTGTGTACCCAACGGTACCCACGTTCTTCAAGTTCACCTTTTCCATTAAAAGGTAAAAAGCCCCACTCCTTTTCTTTTTTGCCCATATAGAACAAACTCCAACAAGGAATTTCGTTTCCGTCTTTGTCTTTTGCAAGTTCTAACCAGTGTAGGTCATCTGCTTTTCTAAATCTAAAATGTCCAGGACCACGCCATACTCTAGTTGCACCAACTACTCCGCCTGTAGTATCATTGTATACAGGAATGTGTTCATAGTACCCACCTTTCAAAATAAGTGTAGCATATGACCACGGATGGTCGTGTAATACATCTTCATCGCTTACCATTACCTTATGCAGTGTAATGTTAAACGGAAAGTTCTTTCTGTCTTTTAAAAATATATAATAGCGATCAAGATATGGAATAGTACCATCTCTATCATATATTGTACGCTTACGTCCTAGTTTATCTAGTAACTTAAGAAACATTAAAAACCTCTTCGTTCAAATATCTATTCAGCTCACCATCAGTTGGTTGTACGCTGTAATTATCCTTGAAAAATATCTCATAACTATCAGAACCATATTTTCCAATTCCATATAACATAGTAGCATCATTTCCGTCCCAAGTCAAGTAATCTTTTGACATTCTACGAATACGATGTTCACGTATATTAACCATTCCTAAAGGTTTGATTATTTCTTTTATAGTTTCTGGTAAACTATTTAGGTAATGCATAGGTGTAGGACATAAGTTAAACAGCACAGGAAGTACACGTTTAACCTGTTTTCTATTTGTTTGGTTTAAACAAATTACACCGACCATATGTTGCCAAGAGCCATCTATCTGCTCTTGCACCATTAGGTCATCACGCAATGGTTGTCCAGGGTCGTAAGTTTGCATAGATATTTTTTACTTTCTCGTTATATTCATCTTCGTTAACACTGAGATTATTAAGATGTCTCATCCAAATAATTCTCATATCTTCAGGAAGTTTCTTATTTTTAAGAACCTTCTCGATAGCCGCTTTACGCTGGTTCTGTTTCTTTTCCGAATATTGTTCCATAGAATGGTTCCTTTGGCATATTAGCACGTGATAATCTAACTTTGTGTGGTGTAAGATTATGTCGTTCTGTCATATCTAAAAGTTTAATGCCTCTTAGATTGTACATAAGTGCTTCGTTAGGGGTTAATATTTTAATATCGTTTTGTGTCTTTTGTGGTTGCACAGCATATACTCTTTCTTTATTGAGGTCCATTATACAATCTCCTCAACTATTCCAAGAATCTCTGCAAGAACAAATGCAACACCTGCAATTAAAATCCAGAAGCCCCAGTCATTTGCACCTAGATAATAACCTCCTAGTGCAAGTGAAATACCTGCTCCTATTCTTACAACACTTTTAATTAAACTAATATAAAAATGTCCTAAGCCTGGATCTTTGGCTGCTGGAACGTAAACTCTTTCTGGTATTGGCATAATTACTCCTTATCTATCACAAGCATATGATTGCTGTAATTTAATGTTATCCATAAACTCTTTCTTAGTAGCCGCATCGTCTTTGAATGCGCCTTTGAGTACGGTAGTTTGTGTAAGTGAACTATGTGCTTTAACACCTCTGTTTTCAACGCAACCGTGTGTTGCTTGTACATACACACCTAAGTGTTCTGCACCTGTTGCTTTTTGTATTTCACGAGTAATATCATTTGCAAGTTCTTCTTGCAATGTACCACGTTCAGCACACCATTGTGCAATACGTGTATACTTAGACAATCCAATTAGTTTGTCTGCGGCAATAATGCCAATGTATGCAACGCCTCTTACAATTTGATGATGATGTGAACACATACTTGTAAGTTCTGAACGTACTACTAGCATACCTTCATAACGTGAAGCACTGTCATTTGGAAATGCTGTCGCACCAGGCATAGGATCATAACGTCCTGCCATTAGTTCATTGATATACATCTTTGCAAGACGTTTACCAGTTCCTATACTGTTTGGATCGTTATGTCTGTCAATTACAAGTGCATCTAGTACACCTTCAAACTTTTCAGTGGCTTCTTTGATAAGTTGTTCTTTTTCGCCTTCAAAAATAAAATCACTGATATTATCGCCTGCCCAATATCTAGTTTTTGTGTCTTGTAAGCGTTTTGCTATTTCTTCGTATTTTTTCAATTTAATCTCCGATGTTAACGCAGTGGATTGCGCATATTATTAATGTAGCACGTCTAGTAAACCTTTGCAACTAAAATATTCTCCATTTAGTTTGGCTACTTGTTTATTTAGGCTTGGAAGATAGTTTTTGTAATTTTCCATATAATCAATAACTTTGGCTACTACTTTATCCTTGTGTAATTTGTAAGATTCGAAAGAATCAGTCCATTCACTTGGATATTTAAAGTCATCAATTGCCATTTCACTATAACTTAATCTATCTGGAACCATAGGTAATGAACCTACTACTGCACCCTCATACCAACTTATACCTAGTGTTTCTTGTAAGTTAGCACTGAATACTAGTTTAGACTCTCCTAATAGATTATGATACTCATTCTTATTTAGGTTATGTTCTTGACAAACTACCCAATTGTACTGTGTAAGTGTGTCTGCTAAGTCACGAAATATGTTCAATTGTTTTTCCGGAGCAAGTCTGTGCGGAAACAAAACAGTATCCTTTTTGTCCATATGCTTATAAGGAGTAAGTGTGTTATCCATATATTCAAATGGCCAACCTGTCTTTACAACCTTGCTTTTATCTAAGTCTGGAAAGGACTTAAAGAACATATCGATGTGGAAGTCACTTGCATAAAAATTATGATCATAACAATCATACATACTACGTTCTGCATTTCTAACCCACGGAGCATCGCCTATAAGTCTACCTAAAAAATCTTCAGGATCATAACTACCGGCGTGCCACATACCACCTATTTTTATTTTAACACCTAGTAACTCTGCCATATACTTTAATTGTATTACAGTAGGATTCCAAGC